ACCACCAATAACACCTATGGGAAGCTTTCCATTAGTATTTCTTGAATATGTAGAAATACCACTTGGAGAATATAGTACAATAGACTTCTTACTAGGAACACTTAGAATTTCGTATACGTCATTAATACTTGCTGGAGTTGCACCTAAGATTTGTAGAGAATCCCCGATATTATTATTGATGTCCGTAATTTCTAGCACAGCATTTGAAGGAATACCACCAAGAACTCCAAGTTGTTCTCCTACAGTATGACCAGTTCCTGCATCTACAAGTCTAAATGAACTTGGAATAATTTGACCACTTCCGTCAGTTGAAACTTTACAAGTAGGATTTTCTTCGCTAAACTTCAAGTCTAACAGTTCTCTAGAATAGAATGTACTGTTTATTCCATATCCCGCACCAACTGTAAGAAAGTTCACACTCTTAATGGAGTTTAACTTGTGTTCTACATCAGTAAAAAGTGTGAGAGTGGTATTACCCAAACCACTTAAGGTAATATTGGTAATTCCAAATCCAACTTTAGTATTTTGAAGATAATCAATAAGAGATTCTAATGTAATAGAATTCTTTTTATTATCTGTTGCAACTTTACCAATAATGGATAAATCCGCAAAACTCACTGCAGGATTTGGGTCAGATACTGCATTGTCTCTATCTATTTGTGGATATAAATTGCGAATATCTTGAGAGAAATACTTATTAGATAATCCATATCCTACATTGGGAGAAATTCCAACTGAGGATTTGATAATGGTTAAATGATATACTCCGTCCTGTCCTTGAGTTCCAGGAATGTATGATTTAATTTCATCTATATCATAAATATAGAATTTTTCTTTATATGATTGACGAGAAACTGAAGGTATACCATCTCTTTGTTGTCTTGTGGTTCTAGAATCTACTAAATTTGTAAACGAACCTGGATTTATTTTCAGTCCGTCTAGTCTATATGTGAAAATTCTAGAAGATGGAGTGTCTAGAACAGAATAAGAACCATTGTAAGTACTTACAATTCCAATTCCAGATGAGTTGTTGGTACTTCTAATATTATTTAATTTAACTATATCTCCGGGAACAAATCTGTGTGGTAATTCTGTAGTAACCGTAACCAACTGAGAACCGCTCACAGTGCCTGCAGCACTTACTCCCACAATAACTCTATCATTTCTAAGTTCAGTAGAGTTTAAAATTGGACTTGCTTCAGATACGCTTGCCGTTGTGATTGCTACATTATCACTTTCTTGTATGATATATCCAAGTTGTGGTGGTCTTGCAGAAATGAATTCCTTTGGAATCACATAACGAAGTTTATAGATACTATCGTCAATTGAACGAAGCTCAGAAATTCTATTAATGTATGTTACAGGAGTCTCATTTCCAAATGTACTTACATCATAGGTTAAAATCTTAGTGTATATTTCATTTATTGATGTAGAAGCAGTGTTCAGATACCACTGTAGATTTACAGAATCCCATTGAATTGGGTGTCCAAAATCTCCAGGAATTTTATCCGTAACTGAACTTACTATTGTAATAACTCCACCACTTCTGGTTAATCCAAGAATTGGAATATTAGATTGCGCATCAGACAAAGACAGTGCTAATTTAATCTGATTTGAAGATAATGTATTGTCTACTGTATTTGTAATTGCATAATATAAAGTATCGGAAGCAACTCCATCAAAAACTTGTCCAGTATCACTGAACAATCTAAGATTTTCTCCAGAAAATAGATTATGATTTTGAGTTAGTGTGATAATATTGCTTGTGGAAATATTATTTAAATTCCCACTTCTAGAGATTGTATATTCTTTTCTTGCAACCAGTCCTTCTTGACCATTTGGTGTGGCCATATAGATTGGAGATGAGTATGTAATCTGAGATTCGGTTAAAAATAATTTAGCTGAAACTCGGGCACCAATTTTATATCCTTCCAGTTTATAATTCGGAAGAACATTAATATCATTATATGAGTAGAGATATAATTTTTTAGCGTCTGCAACTGATTGAGTTTTAGGAATATCCAAAGATACCCAGGAGATTTGATTCTCAACTGAAGAGAGTTCTTTTGGAGGAATGATGTGAGTGATATATCCAGTATCATCTCTACTAAATGCTTCAGCTTTAAATCCAAGGCTACTTAATGCGTTTGCACCAAAGTTGGAATTAGCATTAGTAATTCGAATATCTCCACCACTTTCAGATACAAATTGCTCTGCATATCCAATAGCAAAAACTGAAACTGCCTGAACGAATGCATTATTCGTGACTTTAATATGAAAGTTTTCGTATTCTGGCTTGTATATCGCTCTTGAGTTTTGATATAATGGCCTCAATTTACTGGAACTAGGAAGAGTTATATTGTCGTAATACACACCATTATCATATATGAGATATGCATTGTCGTCATTTTGTAATGAAATTCCAGTATATTCCTTTACCACCATAGACCTAAATCCAGTGGCCTTAGAGCCATCGGCAATCATACCACACATTCCTTTTGTGGATTTTAGAGAACACTCAGCAACATATGGAGATGAGGACGAAACAGTATCACTTTCTACCGATACTGTAGCTATATCAAATGAACTTGGTGCTGGTAATACTTCTGCAGGTAATATGGTTGTGACGTAAGTGAAGGTGTTAATTCCAACAACTTCTCTTACAGTAAATGTTCCATTATATGCAGTTGTAGATTCAGTAATTCCACGAATCGTAATCTGAGTATCTACTGAAAAATTATGAGGAATTTCAGATTTGGATTGTAAATCTGCAGTCGTAACGGTAATAATACTATTGTCTCCAGTACCATTTCCATTACCTGCTCGGATACTAGAAATACCTATTAGATTGTCCTGAAGAGGTCCAACAATACGATATTCTTCTACACTGGGCTCAAAATCTAAATTAGAAGGATAATCTTCAATATTTCTACCTGATAGACTATTATAAGCTCTAGTCAGCTTATAATAGTACATTTGTAAATCTGTGAGATTAGTTTGAGTTGCTCCCAATCTAACTGGATTTACTCCATCTGCAAATACAGCAGTAACTAACTTGTGATGTGAATATGTAGGAACACTTCTACTGTCAGAATAATTTTTATATGAGAACTTACTTATATCCGCATCAAAAAATGTAACCTTATTCAGATAACATCCACCAGTAAGATTAAATATACTTGAACTTTCTACAGTGGAATCTGTTGGGTCAGGAACATACAGTGGTCTAATTTTTGTTTTACGTGGGTCTATTGCTTTAATAGAAGTTCCTTTGGGTAGAATTAATCCACCATTGACTGAGTTATACTTGTATAAATCATTGTTTGAATCAAAACTATCGAAATTTGTATTTTCTCCAAACGGGTCTAAGGTAACAACTGTCCAAGTATCAGGCCCAGTTCTTTTCTTAAATACTGCGGCTCCATTTATATTTTCAACACTAAATCCTGGTCTATTGTCTATATAATGAACCGCAGGAGCTAGGAGAATTGTTGTTCTATCGTTTCTATCGTTATTTCTTCCTGGTTGATAACTAAAGACGGCACTTTCTAAAACTGCTCTAGCAATTGAAATAAATGGTCGGTTTGGAGACGTTCCTCTATTTTCTACACCATCAGTAGCATCAAAATTATTTGGGTCTACATAGAGCTTGGCTCCAGTTGGGTCATTATTCAGATTTGCTAATCTAGAAAGAGCCATCTACAATATAACTATACTATACTCCTTATTTAGGAAAACGAAAGAAGTGTAATATAGTTATATGATTAACTAAAATTAGTGAAATGCTCCTCGTAGTTCAGCTAATTTTGCGGTTGCTAAACTTTCAACTATAGTCCAATACGTTTCTCCACTTACTCGGTTTTCATCAGTAAAGTATTCAGCAGTATCTTCTTGAAGTTCTGTTAGGTCAACAAATAAATCTGGGTCTAGGTGCATAAGTGTTCATACAGGGTACATATCTATGTTATCACAGTTCAAATCCAATGTCAAATATTTAGCATACACCATATTTTTTAATGAGTTCTTGGTCTTCCTCTTCTTTTGTGAGAAATCCAGAAATCCTTGCCCAAGTTACAATTGAAAATCTTTCTCCAGATTTAACAGGATTTACTCCGTGAACATAATTTTGGTCGGATGGAAATGCTACTAATAATCCAGGCTTAGGTTTAACTTGAATATGTAAGTCAGGAAATATAAGTTCTCCACCTTCAAAATCGTCATTCAAATATAATACAAACGTTAAATCTCTATCGGTAGATTTTCTCCAAATCTTATCTCCAGTAGGAGAAAGCCAGAGAGACCTTCCATCGATATGAGGGCTATAATGACCACCCACGCCATATCTCAAACATTGTGGAAATTCACTGTCTCTTAATTTAACATCATAAAATGGATTAACAATATGAGAAACAATATTTTTAAATAAATCTTCAATTTTGGGAACCAAATCATCAAATGGAATCATTTGAGTATCTCTAACTTTCTTATCTACCTCCCAAGAAGTTTTCCCAGTAGTATTCGTCTTCTCCGGGTCAAAGACTGATAAATCCTCATACGTAGAAGTTTTACAATGAGTTAACAATTCATCAATTGCTTCTGAAGTTAATACATCTGATTCAATTAAAATATTAGACAATAAATTCATAGTATGAAATAAATACTAAGTTATATATTAGGAATTTCTACCATTTGTTAAACCTCTAGAAAACCAATAATTTACGGTACTATTTCCTCTTCTACTTGTAGTGGCTACGTCATTTGAATAATCTAATCTATCTGTAGAACTGATGATATTATCTCCCGCCGTTCTTCCTCCCATAGAGAAGTATCCAAAGTTAGAATTTCCAGTATTTGCAACTCGAAATGTATCTAAATTAATCCGAACACTGGCTACATTGGTATCATTAGAGTAATCAATTCTTTCGATAAATGTTATTTGTATTGGAGATACTCCTCTAGCGGCTCCGATATATCCAAAATTATTGTTCCCGACAGCAGTAGACTCAGATTTAGCAAAAATTAACTTACCCTTATTTAAAGTAGTTGAAGTATCATTTGAAAATTGGAATCTATCAATATTTGAACGAGCATTTCCTCCACCAATATCACCACCGCCAGAATAATATGCAAAGTTTGAGTTTTGAGAAATTGCATAATGATTTGAGCCTACAACTCGGTTTCCCCGAACTACAGTGGTTACACTATCATCAGAATAGCTTAATCTACTAATACTCGTATACTGATTAAAATATGCAAAAGAACTTGATGTGCAACCTCTTGTATAGTACGAAGCAGAACTTAATGGCCCTCTATCTATTGAACCTGAAATGTCATTTGCATAATCTACTCTGTCTACGGTAGTAATAATTGCGGAAGGTATGTCAACTCTTCCTCCCGCAATATATCCAAAATTTGAATTTCCTGTTGTTTGATGCTGCCATCTATTCTGAGAAAGAGGTCCTCTATTAGTAGAAACTACTGAATCATTTGAAAATTGTATACGAGTATTTGTAGAAAATATAGTAGGTCCATTCGTTCCGCCCACAAAATATCCAAAACTTCCTAAAGCTCTTTTTTGTGGAACGGTTGAAGCATTAGATAAATTATAGTTTATATTATTTTGAATTTGTGTAGGTAGAGTTGTGATATTGGAAGTGTTTGGAGCACCACCAAAGTATGAAGATGAATGTGCAACTCTCCCACTCGTAGATGAAGTAGGAAAAACTGAGCGTGTGGGCGTTACAATAGTATCATTTGAATAATCTATTCTTAATATGTTACTAGTACTAATACTTTGAAAGCTAACATCACCAAGCCAACCGAAATTTGAATTTCCTTCTCCACTATATTGTGCGAAAAGTTTAGATATAAATCCTCTTGATGAAAATCCAGAAGTATCATTTGAAAAATCATTACGAGAAATTTGAGTAAAACTAATATAAGTAATCCAACCATATATAGAATTCCCCACACCTCCACCAACATCAGTACGAGATAGAGTTCCTCTAAAAGATACTAAATTGGTGTCATTTGCATAGGAACTTCTATTAAAAGTGGTAGTCCCCAAGGAAGTTGCAGTAAATTTACCATAATTACGACAATAATTGATATCTCCACAAGAAAGTCCTTGATACGAGGGTATATTTAAATTTCCTCTAGATATTGCTGCATTGCTATCATTAGCATAATTAATTCTAGAGATTGATGAAGATGCCATTGCAGCTGGTATGTCAGATCCACCCAAAACATATCCAAAATTCGAATTTCCAGCGGAAGTAGCCCATCTACCAATACTATGAGCAAGTGAACCACGAATTGTAGCTATGGTTATATCTGACTTGTAGTCTATACGATATACACTTGAAATTAGTTTACCAGCACAATAGTATCCAAAATTTAAATTGCTACACGCAGTTCCATCTCTAACATTAGCAGGAATTCCTGAACGTTGGGAAACTCCTCGAGTATCATTAGAGTGGTCAAATCTAAATATTGTAGATATTCTCGAAAAAGTTCGAAGTACATATCCACCAGAAAAATATCCATACTCACTATAAGATTCTCTAGTTCTAGATGAAATTCTATTATCTAAGGAACGACTTCTATGTTGCCCTAGCGAAAATATTCCTTGTGTATTAATTTCCGCCATAAAATTATTGATACTTTTTTAGTATTTAGGCCTTTAAGTAATGATTGAACTTTATATCTCTCCAGAATTCCAAATTATTATACTTATTCAAAACATAATCACTCAATACCTCTTCTGGAGCGTTACTTATTTTTTCAATTTTTCTTCTAACAGAGTGCATTCCCGCAAGATTATAATAAAAGATATCATCCTCAGGAAATTCATTCTCTAAATTATTCAATGAATACTCATATCTTTCAAGATTTAAAAAATCATGAATTTCATTTAAAATTTCAACTGGAGTTTTCACCAAGTCATCATACTCATAGACATATAAGCAATTCTGCTCACCAGTCTTATATGCTCTAGAGAGAGCCCATAGAGATTCATCTACAATTCCAATTCCAGGACTCATTAAGTAATCACACCGATTATCATCCGTTAATTCAAGATTTTTTTCTTTTAAATACTGGTCTATAAAAGAGACTGAATCTGAATTTTTATGAATCAGAGTAATAAAACTGGTAAGAATATCCAAGACTCCTCTCACTGGGCAAATGATTTTAATATCTTCAGTTACATATTGACGAAATCTTTCAATATTATTTGGAATTGCCCGATTATGGTCCAAAATAATAGACTTACCATTTTGATTCATTATAGGCTCATAAAAATTATTCACAATTTGAGAAAGAACATTATAACAACTTTCTGGTCTTGGATAAGACTTCATCATTTCACTATGATTATCAAAATAACTCTGAGTGTAATAGAGTAATTCAACTGATGGTGAAATTGGTCCTGCGTAAATTTCTGAATGAGTATTTAAAATTGTTCTGGTTAATGTGGACCCACTTCTTGGAAGTCCAGCCATAAATCTATAAGTATATTTCATAATTTAAAATTTTCAATTATTATAGCATAGAATTGGTAGTTGCAGCGTGACTATTTACACCAAAACTCAATGGTCCTCTTATGGATGGTGAATTTGTATCATTCGCATAATCAATTCTTTCAACTCTAGTCAAAAGTCCATCAAGAACTCCTCTTCCTCCAGAAAAATATCCGAAATTAGAAGTTCCTGTTGCAGCTGACGCATATGTACTTCCACTCAATGTTCCTCTAGTGATAGAAATTGTAGTATCATTTGAATAATCTATACGGTCAATAGTTGAATGATTACTCCCAGAAGTACCACCTGCAACATAACCAAAATTTAAATTCCCAGAAGCTCCAGACAATCTTCTCGCTAAAGTTATATTTCCACGAACTGATGCCGTTGCTAAATCATTTGAATAATTGATTCTATCAACTATAGAATAATACGAAGCAGAGTTTCCTCCAACAGTGTATCCAAAATTTAAAATTCCTAATCCACACGCACTATTACGCAAAATCGAGCCATTTCCTCTTTGAGTAGAGTTTAAATTATCATTAGAGTAATTATATCTTTCTATAGTTGTAGTATTAGTTCCACTCATTATATACGAAAACTGATTAGAACCAGTTGCAATACAATTATGACGAATAGTCACTAACTTAGCTCTATCTACCGAACCTAAAGTATCATTTGAATATTGAATTCTGTCGATATTTGATATTAGTGTAGCTGGCTCCGCGAATCCACCATAATGATACCCAAAATTTTTATTTGAAGAAGAAGTTAAATTTCTTCGCGCAAGTGCAATTGACGACCGAATGGGTATGTTTAATGTATCTGTGGAGTATTGTAATCTTGATATACAACTAGTGTTTGTAACACTTGGAGTATATGCCGTAAGTCCTCCTCCAAAGTATCCATAAGAAAGTAAAGCATTTTTTCTGACGCTATATGATGTGGTATCTGAAGGCGACTTCATTCTCTGATTATCAAAGAAACTTTGCCTTCCTGCTCCAGAATATTGTGAGACTGACGCACCACCAAATGAACCTTTAGTTATATTAGCTTGAGTGGAATTTCTATTTTGAAATAATGGCCCACGAATACTCATAATATTAGTATCATTTGAGTAATCCAATCTCTCTACGATTGAATTGTCTACACCACCATTAATTTGAACCCCACCAGAATAATATCCAAAACTAGAAGTACCTGAAGCAGACAAATATCCACGAGCAGCACTCAACGAACCTCTTATAACTGGAAACACTAAATCATTTACATATGTAATTCTACCCGTGGTTGATATTATAGCAAATGGGGGAATATACTGTCCACCCGAAACGTATCCAAAATTCTCATTTCCTGTAGTTGCATTCAATCTACAGGCAAATAAGAATGAACCACGTGAACTAACTGTAGCTAAATCATTGCTATAATTGAATCTTCTTATAGTACTGGTTGCGAATCCACCACCACCACTAAGGCTTGCAGTATCTCCACCAATACTCCAAGCATAGTTTATATTTTGCCCACTAGTACCACGAATTCCCCAGACTAAATCATTTCCACGAATGAGAGTAGGAACAGTGTCATCTGAATAATTAATACGACTGATTTTTGATGTAGCTCCAGCAATAAACCACCCATAATCTTTAGTTCCTCCTACGTTTCCACCACGCCTGTTTAAAATAGAATCCACACATCTGAATTGAACCGAAGCAGTATCGTTTAAATAATTTAATCTATATATTCTACTGAACCCATAATCATCCGAATGATATGCAAAATTGGAATTTCCAACCACAGAGGTATATATAGAAGGTGCAAGTATAAATCCCCTGTTAGAATTAGTTGTTGTATCAGTACTATAATCCTTTCTTTCAATATTGGTTGGAAAGAAATTCGCCAGCCGATTCCGACCAGAAAATAAATACCCATACTCACTATAAGATTCTCTAGTTCTAGATGAAATATCTAAACTTAAATTTTTATTATAATGAGTACTTAGGGAGAAAATCCCAGCATTATTAGGCATTATTCCCCATAAGAACTATAATAAGTATTTATTTCCTTATCATTCTTTCACAACCTCAGTGGAATCTTCTAGTTGTGGAACTTCTTCAACGGAACCCGAGAGTGAAAGTTCACGAAATGCTTTCATTCGTTCTTGAATAAGTTGCGCTCTTTCCTCAGTAGGTAGAAAATTACCCGCACCCAGATTTACTCCCATTACATCTTCATAACCTTGAATTACATTCTTCTCTAGTTCACTTACGAACTTCATACGACCTTCTGTGGAAGTTAATGCTTCTCCTAGAGATGGGAATCCATTGTTGAATTGATTTCTCTTATCCACCAAAGCAGGAGCAGTAGACCTACGAACACTGTGAATGTTACCAATACTACATCCAAGTTGAGAACCAAGAATTTCGTCTAACATCTGTTCACTAAATCTACCCTTCCAGTAATTCTCTTCATTCGCAAGGAATTGTTCTCTAGATACGGGATTTCCTCCATTACGTTCAGTAAGTTCCGCAAGCATTTTATCCAAATGTTCAATTTGATAAAGCCTATCTCTCACTTCTAGTTCACTAGAGCGTAGAAAATGTTCCAATTGCATTTGGTCCAAATCATACCAACACAACTTCTTTCCACCGCCTCCCATTGCGCTATATTCCCATTGAATAGGTTCAGAATGGCTCTGGTCTTTCCACTTATATTCAAATTCTCTGACCTTTTCTTGCATTTCAAGAAGTTTACTCATCAATCCTTCCGCCATCTGACGACGAGATTTGAGAACACTTTCATATGCACTTTCTAAAGTGTAGGTTTCTAGAAGTGCAAACTTTTCTAATTGGAAATTAGTTCTACCTTGAGCAAGCTCCTTATCAATCTCGTGGTATCTATAAACATTTTCAAATGCTTTTTTGAGATATTCACCAGATTTATCTCCAACTGCTTCTTCAACTGTTCTAAATCCTAAACTATTTTCAGGTAATATGGACATAAAAATTCAACTCCAATAAAATTCAAACGATTTAACTACCGTATTTAGCAAAGTTAAAATAACTTATACTGGGTTTAGTCACACTTGGTGATGTAAATACTACATCTTCTGTATAAGTCTGACTCAATCTACTTGATGACTTTAATATTTTATTTCCAAATCCTACGCCAGAGGATTTATTTTGCAATTTATGAATTAAGTTTTCCCAAGTTTTTGCGATATTCTTCCAATCATAAGATTTTTCAATCCAATCACTACAAGACTGAGATACTTGATTATAGATTTCTTTTTCATTATCAAAATAATCCAAAGCCATACAAGTTGCCTCTACAAAGTTGGAGATAAACTTCTCTGTAACTTCATAACCTTTTGGTGTTCGGGTTCCTTCAATTGGAACTACTGTCGCTAAATTTGGACCTGCAATTTCCTCTAAAGCTCCAATATCAGTAATAATGGGATATGCTCCACATCTCATTGCTTCACACATTGAAACTCCAAAAGTTTCTTCCCAAATACAAGGACTTATAAAAAATGCAGACTCTTGATAATGAAAAATCAATAATTCTCTATCTATTGCTCGGGAATATTTCACATTTGGAAGTGCTTTGAGTTTTTCGTATAATTCAATATATGAATCAATTTGTGGACCATATAAAGACATAGATGAAAATATTCTAAAGATTGCGTCTGGATGTCTTTGATGAACTAATGGAATAATCTGAGCAAGAATGGGAAGTGCTTTATAAGGAATAGAGGTATATATGAGTTGCTTTTGTTTCTGATTTGAATATGTGTAAATTGAATCCACTCCATTTGGAATGACTGTAATTTTATTTTCTGGAACTTTATGATATTTTTGAAGAGTTTCCTTTGCCCAATATGATGGAGTAACAATATGAGTTATATCATCGTGAGTAAAATTATGATAAACCTGCTGGTCATATGCGTGATGAGCCCAGAGAATTTTAATTGAAGAGGATTTACTTTTAAGTTTCTGTGGTAAATGTGAAACTAAAACATTCTCTGGAAATTGATAATATTGTGAAAGATACGTATACGCAGTCTCAGTAGCACCAGAAATCATTGTGAATTATAATATAAGTATAGTATATATTAGGAATTTCTTGCATTTGTGGTTGCAACAAAATCAGAACCAGATAATAGTATTGGGCCTCTAATTGATGCCAATAAAGTATCATTAGAATAATTTATACGGTCGGTTCTTGTACTAACTGAAGCAAACCATCCAAAATTGGAATTTCCAGTCGCTACCAATGCATTAATACTTTGTGTTAATGGACCTCTTGGTAATAATATTTGTAGGTCATTGGAATAATCTATACGTTCCAATGAAGATAGCGTACTTACTCCATTATTTCCACCACCAAAATACCCAAAATTGGAGTTTCCTGCGGCCCCAAATGTTGTAATAAAGTTAAGATTTCTTACAGACAATAAATTTGCTCTTATATTTGGGACAACCCCATCATTAGAATAACTCAATCTTTCTATCATCGTAGTTCTAACGTTGCTGACATTTAAAACCCCTCCCCCATAATACCCAAAATTTATATTTCCAACAGGGCTCATTACACATTTACTTTGTATTAAATTTGTGCGGAGAGTGCCGATAGAAGTATCATTAGAAAAAGTTAGTCTAGCTATATTTGTTCTAGTAGTTCCAAGAGCAATACCTCCAGCAAAATACCCAAAGTTAGTTCCACATAATCCAGACCTAAATCTAAAAGAAGACTCCAATGGACCCCTAGTATTAACTATATTGTCATTAGTGTAATTTAATCTCTCTACAGTAGATACTCCCGATGTGTCTGAAAGATACCCACCACCAAAGTAGCCATAATTTCTATTTCCAATTGCACTAATATTCTGTCTAACCAACGATAAGAAACTTCTGGGTGATGCAGCAACCAAATCATTTGAGAAATCCAATCTTTGTTGCCCAGAATTTGATGTAGTACCAACAAAGTATCCAAAACTACCTAAAACTCTTTTTTGAGGAACGATTAATGCATTATTCGGGTCTCTATTCAACATAGAATTAATATATGTCGGAATAGGACTGGTAGTGGTACTCGGGGCACCTCCATAAGATTGAGACGATGTAGATGCAATATATTCCCGAGTTACAGTAAGAGGCCCACGTATTGTAGAAATCTGAGTATCAGAAGAGTAGTCAATCTTATCTATCGTACTATATCTTCCAATAGAATTAAATCCTCCAGCAAAATATCCAGAATTTGAATTTCCAGTAGCTCCCATTGCGGACCTATCATTAGAAATTGTGCCTACTCTCAATAAACTTGCAGTATCATTTGCATAATTTATTTTTTCAGTGAGTAAAATATTTGTGGGACTTGTGGTTGTACCATTTACAACATAGCCAAAGTTTTCATTTCCAGTAGCACTGGATGAAAATCTTTGAGTAGAAACATTTCGGACTTGATTTACACTGGTATCATTTGAGTAATCTAATCTACTTAAAATCGTAGTAGATGCCGAAGCTCCACCAGTAAAGTATCCATAATTTATATTACTCAATCCAATCAAATCCTGTCTTCCCACATTCAATGGACCACGAGTAATTGCAGCAACTAAATCACTGGAGTATGAGACTCTATCAATAGAGGAGATTCCATTAGACCCAGCAAAATACCCAAAGTTTGAAGTTCCAGTCGCAGCAAATCTTGTTCGGACAATAGAGAGTGGTCCTCTTAAACTTGTAGTATTGGTATCTGTGAGATAATCTAAACGAGAGATACTTGAAACAGTTGGAGAACCTCCTCCCGCAAACCAACCAAAACTTGAATTTCCAGTGGAAGCCATTGAATTTAATGCTGAGAATAGCGTTCCACGTAGAGCAGCATTTTCAGTATCATTTGCATAATCAATTCTACCCATATGAGAATAAATAGTAGAAATAGAGCCATCTATACCTCCACCAAAATATCCATATGGAGCGGTAGAAATCCAAGATTTTCCAAGATATGATTGGGGAGCACCACCAAATGAGTATGCTCCAACAGCAGCAAATCTACCCCAAGAAGAAGAAACCTTATTAATATCTCGATATACGGGAGTATTTGTATCATTTGAATAATCTATTCTATTTGATTGCGTATTATTATTAGATTGATATACTGAATTATGAGATAAAGCATAATTTGAATTTCCACTAGAAGCTACCACTCCACCAGCAGCATATGGTAATGGCCCACGAATTTGTGGAGTAACTAAATCATTGGAGTAATTTAAACGAGCGACTGTGGACAAGGATGAATAACTCACTTGTTGACCACTAATTATCCAACCAAAATTTGAGTTCCCAGCTCCTTGTGCAAACCGATGTATCGTAGGTAGAAAACTTCGGACTCTAGCAACATTCATATCATTCGCATATGTAATTCTAGATATTTTTGAGATGCTGATAGGAGATGAAATTCCTCCTCCTCCTGTTACCCAACCGAAATCTGAAGTACTATATGAACCTTGAAGTGCTATAGCTTGCTCTAATGGTCCTCTCATTGTTGGAGAAACTACATCATTTGCGTAATTGAGTCTCTCAACATTTGATATTAATTGCGGATTTTCATTCCATCCTCCAGAAAAATATCCGAAATTTATATTTCCAAAACCTGATCTACCTCTGCGAAGAAAAGTTGGAATCAAAGAAACAGACCTAAATTGTGAAGCAATTAAATCATTTGAATAAGATATTCTTTGGAATGTAGTTTCAGGGTTTATATCTAAATATGCAAAATTTAAATTTGAACTGATTGCGCCAAGCCGCCAAGCAAGTGTACCTCTCCTAATTGTTCGGGTATCATTTGAAAAGTCAATTCGAAATGATAAAGACACGCCAATAGTAGGAACACCATTGATGGCTCCTCCCACAAGATATTGATAGTTTCTATATGCTTCTCTGCTAGTATTCACCCAAAATCCTTCCTTCTGAAGTTCATAAACCTCACTTAAACTAAAAATATTAGTTCTTAGGTCAGACATTCATTATTCTCCAAAAATATGTGAACCAGTATGTGAAAGAGAAATACTCTTGTCTAACCAACAATCATAACCTAAACTACGAGCCCGAAAGAAGAAACTAATATCTTCGGCCATATAATTTGGTCCATATTTATATTCTAGAAAGTAGTGATATGAATTATGATATTCGGCTTCAGTGGGCCTCACATTACTATCTTCAAGAGATGGATAATATTTTAATTCTGGATAAGCACTCGCAATTGTATAAAATACTCTGCGATGAATCATCACGAATCCCATTCCATTATGCTCAATTTTAATTAAATCTCCTTGAGTTTCTTCTGGCTCTAAAATTTTATAATTATATCTTAGAGGTATAGACTTCATTGGATATGGAGCGGCAATAACATCTTTATCGTGCCTTAAGAGTTGAAGAACAGATGTTGGGTCAAATCCAATATCACTATCTAGAAAGAATAGATATTCGTGCTCAGTATTATTTAAAAAGAAATTTGCAATTTTACTTCTTCCCTGAGAAATCAAAGATGAATTTGCAACTGTGAATAGTCCGTGAGGCACACCTTCTCTTACTAATAATTTTCCCAGATTAAACAGACTCATTGTAGTCTTTTCACAAACTAATCCACCGTAGCAAGGTAAAGCAATAAAAATACTCATAATAATTCCTCAGAATGTAATTGTTCTACCAGATAATTGAATATCTATGGTTTGTGGTAGATTGTCGTCAACTCCAACAGTTTCGTTATCTAACAATAGCTGGTCTCCAATTTGCAATCTTCTTGGAGTTTCACACAATTCAACCGAAGAAAATGCTGGAAGCATCAAATTTCTCACTAGATAAAATGTCTGTCCAACTCCAGTCACAACTTTTACTGAAATATCATAATCTCCCACAAACTCAGTATTTGTAAATCTCAATGATTCTACCAAAATTGGACGAGTTGTAGCAGAAATAATTCCCACATTTAGAATTGCCGTTCCCAGACCAGAATTAACTCCAGTAATGGTTCCAAATCCAATAAAATTAAGATTTGTAGTTTCTTCATAAGAGATACACACATCAATTGCATTAGACAATCCAGAACCATCAAAATCAATTCCCCGAAGTTGAATAATATCATTTGGATTTAAGACTGCTGGCTTCTTGAGAATCTCCACAGACCCACCAATGGGAATAGGAACGTCAAAAGCTAGATAACTCTCAACCGTAGTTCCTCCTCCAACTGGAAATCTATCAATTCTTACATCTACTCCTACTTCAGTCTTAGCCAATCCTGGAAGAGAAATATAAACCTCATTCTCTTCATTATTTCCTAAAACATTCAATCTAGAATATCCATATCCTCTCTCAGTCACGGCTAAATTTAAAAGCTTTCCATCAGAATCTACTTGTGGAATGATAGTCGCAAAGGTTCCTGTTCCAGAAAGAATTGAAACCACAGGAGGCTCTACATAGCCTGTTCCTGGAGTAGTAAGAAATGCCGACACTACTTCACCGTATGTAACTGTCGCCACTCCTGTAGCCTGTGTACCACCTCCCACAGGAGGACGAATAGTTACGATTGGAATATTCGTATACCCAAATCCACCATAAGTAATTGCAACTCCTGTAATAGCTCCTCCAGAAACCGCAGTAATAATACCGATTGCACTCGTAACTCCGATATATTCTGGGTCTCCTACAGTTCCTAGTCCAATAAATGTAGTCGTCGCAAAAGAAATCAATCCTGGAACTAAATTCTGAGCATTCGTTGTACCAAATCCAACAAATGTATCTGCAGAAGTATATCCAGTTCCTGCACCAGTAAGAGTTAAGAACGTAACTGCTCCCGTTGCGGTAGAAATGGATACCGTAGCTCCAGCTCCTTGAGGTTGAAATCTTGCCTTATTTGCTACATTAATTGAGTGTATAATATATCTTCTATTCGGAGTAGGTGAGAATTGCAATACTGGAGTCATAATTCCAGATGGAGAGGCATAGGTAGAACTCGTGACTCCAGAATAAAATGGATATGCATTATAGTTGTCGCCAGAGAATGCTGAAGATGTGATTACACCAACAACGTTTACATCACCAAGTACAGAAAGCTTTGATATTGGATTTGTTGTTCCAATTCCAACTTTACCATCGGTTAATGTAAATTGTGAACTAAACCCAATCCGATATTTAGCCATATTATAAAATAAACTCCGTATATTATTTAGATAGTTATTGTAGTTCTAGACAATTTAACTGTATTATTGTTGTATTTAGGCGTTGCCTTTAATCTCGCAGTTGTACCAGATAAATCAGAATCAAATTCCAGTAAATCGTTCAAATTTGAAATCCCTATACTTTCTGCAATATCCACACTTGTATTTGCCGAGCCTACAGATTGTAACATCATAATATCACTGGTTTGATAATTTTGAATTACTCTAGATACAGTACCACTAAATCCTGTTCCTACATAAGAAACGAAAGTATTTCCTATTCCAGCAGAAGTTATACCCAAAATATTTCCAACTGAATATCCAGACCCATCAGAAGTCACGGTAACGCCAGTTACTCTACCACCAATATATCCAATCGGATTGCCCAGAGTTGAAATTCCAATAACAATAGGAGAAGTTAGTGCCGCATCACGATATAATCTGAATGAATTTGAATTAACTGGAGAAATATAATATACAAAAGTTGAGCCATAACCAGGACCAGCATAAAGACTAGATTCTGGTCCAAATTGTGCTAAACTAGAACTTAGTGCCGCTCCAACTCCACCAATCAATAATGACGAAATTCCTACAGTTACTGTCGGGGCAAAACTATATCCAAGACCAGGATTTGAAATATTAAATGACTCCAATCTCATACCAACATTAGCACTTAGTGTATTATTACTAAATGTAGCAGCAATAGGTAAATTACCAACAGTATATCCTGAACCAGAATTTGCAACAAATATTCCAGTTAAACATATAGTATCAACTTGTGCCTGAGCTGGAATTGATGGAATATTTCCACCATCTGAAAATGTAAATGTTGGATTACTTCCAGAATACGTTCCAGGAGAAGTAATGGACAATCTAGAAACTCCAATTCCAACGACAGCAGTTGGAGCTTGTCCTCCAACATTTGGAGGAGTAATCAATATATTAGGAATTGTAGCAGTATATATTCCTGGATTTGTGATAGAGAAACAGTTTGTAGAAATTCCCAAAGAATTTACGACAACCGAAGCTCCAACACCTGCACCACTAATTGTTATGGTAGGAATCGCAGTATATCCAGCTCCAGAAGCATTATTCCAAACAGAAACCTGACCCACTCCCATCAATGCCGTGCCGTCTAATCCAAATCCCGATATTGCTGTAATATCTGAGAATGTAAACGAGGAAGTAGAAATTGAAGAGTTTATAGAAAATTTATCTAAATTCACTCTTCCGTTAGATATAGAGCTTACATTTGTATTTGTAGTTAAAACTCCAATATTTGTAACTCGTTGTCCAACTACAACTCCACTGGTAGTAATACCAGAGATGAAGTTAGCTGTGATGCTTCCTGGAGTGGTTTGATTTGTTCCAAAACTAAATACTGAAGTTTGAATTCCAGAATTTAAAGTTGATGTTGAAATGAATACTTGACTATTTCCAATAGCAGTAACTATTGTTCCATTTATTGTCGGATTGATGTTAGTTCCAGAAACACCCTGGCCAACAATAATACGAGAAGATAGAGTATCGGAGATAAAGAATGTTAGGCCAAATCCAACTTCAGAGTTCGTCATAGACCTAGATAATCCAACTGTTCCTCCTCCACTAGATGATATAGAGTTAATTAGAGTATTTGATTGAACATTTGTTCCTGTAATTCCAAATCCAACTATAATTGAAGTAGTATCTATTCCAGAAATGGATGTAGCATTAATTGCGGACAAGTCTCCATTTCTTTGTAGAATTATGGTTGCGAATGTGGATATTCCACTAATAATTGTAGTAGAAGCGATAGATAAAGTTCCCTGAGATGAAAATATTACTGAATTTACAACGGAGGTGGTAGCAAATCCAACAGTTCCAGTTTTTGTTGAATTGAAATCAATAAATTCTGCAGTTGTTCCAGGAAAAGAAATAGGAACAACAGTGGACACTCCATATCCAGGATTTGTGACCACATAGGACAATCCGAGCATAGAACGAATAGTTGCGGCAGCAGAAACACTAGGTCCACCACCACTGAAATTGATTATTGGAGGAGTGCTATATCCAGACCCAACATTTGTAATGGTGATAGTGTCTACCTGACCTCCAACATTAATATTTGCGTTTGCAGCAGCTCCAGTTCCAATTCCTCCGACTGCAGTAAAACTTACTGATGGAGGACTCACATATCCAACTCCACCAAAAATACGTAAACCAAAACTACTCACTCCCATCGCAACATAACCAGCAAATCCAATTAATGATGGGTTAATATTAGGACCAAGAGATATATTAGGAGAAACAGAATATCCAAATCCTGGACTTGTGATAATTACTGAAGATATACCTAAAGTTGAGGTTAATATTCCAACCTCAGACCCAACATTTGGAGAACTTACCGTAAAATTTGGAGGAGTTGTATAATTAAATCCTGGAGTCACAATAGTATATCCAAGAGGTGAGGATGGTAAACTGAAGTTTGTATTTGCCGCTGCTGCATTACCAGAGCTAAATACCACTACTTTATTCAACTCTCCAACAGTATATCCAAATCCTGAGCTTGTAGTAAATATTTTAGTTATAATTACACTTGATACTCCCACCACAAGAGGAGTTTGTGGGAATTGAACAGTGGGAGTAACAACAGGAATACCCCGATATCCCGACCCAGGATTTGTAACTAATATTGAAGATACTCCAAATGAAACTGTAGCAATTGCAGTAGTTCCGATTCCACTAGAAGAACTTACAGTTATTGTTGGAATACTAGAAGTTATAACTCCAATACTATTCAAGTTAATATTGGAGACATTTCCAGTAAGAACACTTACAATAGCAGTAGAGCCTACTCCAACTCCCTCAATCGAATTACCTGAAATGATTGGACTACTTAAAGTTAACGAAGGAAATTGCGTATATCCAATTCCAGGATCTATGATATTAATAGTTGTAACTTTACTATTTTCAAATTGACTTGGAGAAATTGTCCTATCAAATACTATAAATTGCGAGGACACTATTCCTGTTATATTTGCACTTGTGCTTAGTATTCCGACATTAGACCTTACAATCTCAGTCGTGACTTCTGGAGAAACTGTAACTTGTGCAACAGCATCTGAACCTATTCCAGTTAACCTATTCAATGGAATATTTGAATATACTCCTGGATAATAATTTCTACCAGAAGAAGAAATACCTACAGAAACATCACTATTGAGCACAAGTTGACCAATACTATTGACTTGAACCGTATACCTAGCACTACGAAATTGAGAAGTATCTAAGATATCCAAAATAACTTCATTTTTATTTGTGGTCGTGACGACACCAACGGTTTGTCTATTTAATCCAGTTAATTGAATGTCGTTCACCACGAGCGAATTCACACTCAATTGGTCTTTAAATGGATTATATAAAATTGCACCAGAACTATCTAAGAAAATACTCTGATTTCCTGAAGTATTTTGAACGAAAGTTACATAATAATCTCTATCAATTCCATTTCGGTCCACAGTAGAAACAGCAGTTGCAGAACCTGTATTTACTTGATCGGAACTTCCCCATCTTGGAGGTAGTGCAGCTCCTTGTGAAAGTAGAACCTCACCTACTGCTCCAGGATTATACTCTTGAAGATCAGTATCATATAAAATTAAACCATTAAGTAGTCTGGTGGTTCCATTTACATCTAAATTATACCTAGCAACAGTAGTTCCAATTCCGATAGATGCGCCAACACTTATATTAGCAATCGTAGCCATTCCAACTACGTTCAAATTCCGAGTTGTAGTTAATCCAGAAACTCCTAAAGTATTTACTGTAGCAATACCCAATACATTCAAATTCTGAGTGGTTGTTAATCCAGAAACACCCAGAGAACTAATGGTAGCAAATCCAACAACTCTTAGGTTTGAAACCTGTAGAGAACTAATCGTAGCAATTCCCGTAACATTAAAATCTTTGGTTGTAGCAATTCCAGTAATCAGAACGGTAGATAATGTGGTTAACCCGACTACAGCTAAATCGTCAAATGAATTCGGAGTAGTACGAATTGCTAAATCGATTGTATTTTTTGTGACTGAATCTATAGATGTGATATTTTGAAGCTGTCTATCTGAACTGAATACTTGAGTATTTCCAATACTTATGGAACCAAAGCTAGAGGCAGAGGATACTACAATATTTTGCGAAAATAATCTAGGTATTGTAGAAATTCCACCAATTGAAACGTCTCCACTAATTATAGCACTACCGATTACATCTAGATTGGACCTAGCTAAAGTAGTTCCGATACCAATAGTATCGGATGAAAATGATGAAAATGCAGTTTCATCAATAGTTAATTTACCGACTCTAAATTCTTTTGAAAATAACCGATTAGTCGTTAATATTCCAGAAACCGTAGCATCACCACTTACATCCAGTAATTGAGTTGGAAGAGATGTTCCAATTCCAACTCTACTTGTAGATGGATTATAATAAAAATTAGGTGCTGCTTGAGCTAATTTAGTATTGTCTCTATAAATGACTGAATTTGTATTTCCAGAATTGACCGAAACATCACTAACAGAAATACTAATATCAACAGAACTGAGTCCAGCTCCAGAAAAAGACCCTGGACTTACAATGGTTACTCCAGAACCAATAAAGTTTAAATCCGTAATTTGATTAGCCAGTCCTTTAATAACTCCAGTATCTCGTATGGTAACAGAACCAGGACTAACTACTCCTCCACTAATAATATTTTGTTGATTTAACCAGTATCTTTTTCCATTATTGCTATCATCAGATACTAAAATATATGCATCTTGAATTAGGCCAGTATATGGATTTGCACCAACAGAAGAAGGACCTACATTCGGGTCTCCCAAATCTGGTTCAGCTTGGTCCAACCCCAAAAATTGGTATCTATCTGAACGTATTCCAGATTGTGGTATTCTCTTAACTCTTTTACTAGAATATCTTGAGGGTGAATTGCTCATATCTGGCTATCTATATTTTATGTAGTATTAGTTTGAAGTTTCAATGACGGAACACAAAAACTTCAAAGTTGAGTTTGTATTCGCATTTATAGTAACGAAATCATCAGTTTCTAGAACCAATTTTCCAGATAGCAGATTTGCAGTATCTTTAGTTGGAATATCAAAATCCTTTACAATTTCAGTAGTTATAGTTCCAATTCCAGAGACAACTCTATTATGATAAAAGCTAACTTGTTGTGTATCTGCACTAATATTTACACATTGAGCCATTAAAAATACTCCAACGTATCCAATAGGAGCACGATAGACCTCATCTACAGTAGTGGTAACTACCTTAGAAACTGTTCTAAAATTATTAACTGCGGCTGCGGCAATAGCCATTTAATTAAACCTCCTTAATCGGATAATGCAAGAATGAGTGGAGTCATTGTGGTGAACAATGCTTTAGTGAAATCTCTTCCAGTAATTTGACCTGTAGCTTGATTGATAATAATACCATCACCAATTTTAAAGTTACCAGCTTGATTGGTTGAAGTGTATATGACTATGCCTCCGTCTTTTTGAACGGTTTCATTTTCGGGAACAGTGACTCCTCCAAGAGCTGGCTTTGCTCTATTTATATCATTTCCAGAGCCCACCCATTCAAAAGAGTGAGAACAAACAATTTGCTGACTTACTCTTGAAAAATACACAGTAGTTCCAACACTAATTGTATTGTTAAAGGATTGTAAAAAGGATACTGTAGAAATTCCAGAAGATGGAAGTGTTGCACTATCTACTTTATAGTAAATTGGCTGCATACTACTCACTGTAGCCGTGGCCTGTGTTCCACCAACAAATGGTGGTGCAATAGTAATGATGGGTGGAGTTCTATATTGAGAACCAGAATTTAGAATATTTACGGAAATAACACTTCCATTTTGTATTGTGGTTGTAGCTTGAACCGTGATTCCATTTTGACCTTCTGGTGCAGAAACCGTAACTCTTGGTGCCGTAGTATAATTAGACCCACCATTTGTAACACTAATTGTCTCAACAAAGAAGAATTTCTCACCAAAATAGCAAACTTGACCATCATATGGACGATAATTTCCAATTCCAGAGACAGTCAAAACATTTGTTCTCGCCAATGCTTCAACTTCTACAACTCCTGTAGAATGATAGGTAGACCCAGTAGTAGCATCACCAATACCATTCGCATACAAACCAAGTCGTCCAAATGAAGAGTTAGAGTTAACAATATCACATTGTCCGCCTGAACCCGTAAAAATTGCAATATCATCACAAATGGTGAAGATTGAAACTAGCTGAGCATAGGCACCATTTGTAATAGAAACTCCAATACCTCCTTGATTAAATTGTGTATAACTATCTACACTCATTGTTCCCGTCACGCCAATATCATCCTTATCTCCAGGTTCGGCATCAAATCCATTCACTTTCATTCCGATTGAGCCAGAAATAAAGTTAGTACAGTTCTTTACATATGGACCTTGTGGAGTAATTCCAACTCCACGAGAGAATGGAGGAATAGCAACTCCTCCTGAAACATAACTATGAGTTATTGTAGATGGACCAACTTGAATAGTAAAAGTATTACCTGCAGTTTGAGTTCTACCAATGGCTACTCCACCAGACACATAAGTATGACTAATTGTAGATGGCCCTACGTTTACAGTAAATGTAGACCCAACTGAAGTTAATACTCTAAATCTAGTTCCATTTTTTCCTGATGGGAAGAGTAGATTTGGAGGACTTCCTGGGCAACTAAATTCTAAATTCTGAAGTTCTACTAAATCATTAACCGTAATTCCAATTCCAGGAGCTGTAATATTTGCAATTCCAGTAGTATTATTATATGTTGCTTGAGTTACCGCTCTAGGCTTATCCGAAACTATATCCAATACTTTAAATCTATATCCCTGACTACCAGTAGGATAAATTGTAGTCGTTCCACCACCACTACTGCAGGAGAAGTTTAGATTACGAATTGTAACTAGGTCTCCAGTTTTTATAGATAATCCGCTTGCGGTTATTGTTACAATTCCAGTAGTATTTTGATAAGATGCCGTAGAAACCGAAACTGTTCTCTCCACAACAACTCCTCCACCCACGTAAGTATGAGGAAGTGTGGACGCTCCTACATAAACTTGAATTGCTCCATTTGAGTTAGTCTTAATAATTGGAAAATCGTATCCATAAACTCCAGAAGGAAAGATTTGTGTCGTACTACCACTTCCAGAATTACAACTAAAAGTCAAATCTCTCAATTCAATCGTTTCTCCAACAATAGCTCTTAATCCTGGAGCCAGAACTGTGGTAATTCCACTAGTATTATCATAGGTTGCAGAAGTAACTCTTACGTGTGAGGTAAATCCAATTCCACTATTTCCTGGATACGTAGTACGAATACCAACTACAGTAAATGCAGAAGACCCAAGACCCACTATATTGGTCACAATTCCCACACAGGAGCGAATTGCAGAAATTACATTTGAACAACCAGTAATACCATTATTAAATCCAGTCAATGGGTCGTTTGGTAGCTGTAAATCTTTAACTTGATAGAAATCATTCTGAATATTGGTATATCTTTGAACCGTTCCACCTGAAACATAAGTATGAGGTAAAGTAGATTGTCCAACCACGGAAGAGAAAGTATTTACACCAATCACATTATGAACATTGAAAATACTTCCCTGACTTCCAGTAGGATAAACTAATGTTCCAATACCAGAAGGACAAGTAAATCCGAGTCCGACTATTCTCACGGAACTATCTTTAACTAATCCGTGATTTGTTGCAGTAATTGTAACAATTCCAGAAGTTGCATCATATACGGCATCTGATACATTAATTCCAAGTCCAACTGGAAATCCACCCCAGGTTACATTATTAACAATTGCTCTGGCTACATTGAAGGAATAATCCACAGCAGAAACTGTCTGGGCTCTTTCTTGTGGGTTTTTTAGTATTCCTGGCTTTAAATTCCAATTAGAATCATAATATATTCTACCAGAATCTATAGACCTTGAATTTCCACCCCGAGTAATATCGTGAATAATACATTTCCAAATATCTTTAACATCACTCACACATTTATCACTCTCTAACATTACTCCAAATCTTAAAGCTGGAACGCTATTGGTATTTCCAATTCCAATTGAAGTGGTAACTATTCCAACTAACTGTCTGATAGTTGTCGCAACCGCCACACATCCTCCCACAACAGGTACAACTGAAGGAATTAAAGTTTGGCGAATACTTCCAATTCCAGATTGATATGAAATTGGAGGAGAAACATTATTAATTACAGACTGAGCAATTCCTATAGAGTATTGTACTGCGTTAACTGTAGCCTGACTTACTCCAATTCCAGTAATATATTGAAGCGCACCAGATGAATTAAAATAAGTTGATGCAGCACCAATAGTTTTTCTATTACTATTAGCCTTCAAATCATACAATACAGAATTATAAATATCCCGAATATCATCAAAGCAATCTAAAGTTGTTCCTGGTCCAGGAACACTAAAATTCAATCCAGATACGGAGGTTAAGAACCCAACTGTTTCTGCTGCGATATAGCTTAAATTATTCTCTAAAAGCCTAGCCGCATCTTGTTCTCTGTGATTTCCCGCAAATCCACTAAATCCACTAGTTAGAAATCCAACAGATTCTTTTGCAATATAATCTAAATTTGTGCGAATTAGATTTGCAGCATCAAAAAATCTATTTACCGCAACTCCTAGAAGTGGCTGAAATGCGACTACTGCAGCACCATCAGTCATACTCTGAGCCTGATTCTCTCTAAAGCTCATATCTGCAATATGACAACCGTTATTAACTTGATATAAATCAAGATTTGGATATTTTGGCGCAACTACAACGTTTCTAAGTTCTCCCCCCTCAACTGAGACTGTAGGCTTCAATACAATTGGGTTTTCTTCAACGTAAAATCCAGGAAATACCTTAATAGTATCACCAAAAACTGCTATAGCAGCCGCTGCTTTAATTGTTTTCTTTGCGTGATTCTCCGCCAATCCAGTATTATTATCATCTCCAGCTTGAGTAACAAATATAGTCTTGCCATTAGGCTTATATGCATCTACTCTAACTCTACCTTTACCATTAGCTGGGTCAAGTACAACTCCAATTCCAGAAGTAATGTGTGTTACAATTCCAGTTAGATTAACACCATCTCCAAATAGAGTAGTTGCGACAAGAATATCGGCATTTACATCATTTAATAGAGAATCTCCAGAAACTTCCAATGTCTGAACATCTGCAATCCCACCAATCACATCAATAGCTGTTGAGGCAATACCAGTTAAATTTCCAATAAATCTTGGAGATTCAACAGAACCCGAAACGGCTAATCTATTACTAGTAGAATTGAAGGTTAAGTCTGCTGTATCAGTTTTCAACTGTACTTGAGAAGATGGGTTCTCCGCTAATACTAATTTATACTCTACATTATTATTCGCTTCTGAAACTTCTACCGTGATTGAGGCTACAGCATCTGCCCAAACAGGAGGTAGTGTGTCTCCTCTAGAAGTTAGGACTTGAGTTGTGGCTCCCGTTCCAACTCTAGGTCCTCTATCAAATCGTATTGTTCTACTTTCCGAACCACCAACTAAATGATTTTTAGTAAGAACAACAAACCCACCTCCAATAGATTGAATATATGTATCGTTAGGGATTCTCAGTTGAGGAGAATCAACAACAAAATCTCCAGGTAATAGTGAACTTGTGTCTATACTTATAATATTGGGAGTAGCTCCAGATAGAGTTCCAGTTGCAAACTTTACTAAGCCAGGTAGGACTGGAGCATATAGATACCCATCAAATGCAATATCACCACGAACATCTAAATTATATTCAGGTAAACTAGTGTTGATTCCAAGTCTTCCAGTACTTGGTATAGCTGAAAATTTTGATGAACTCGCATTTAATTGAACCGTTCCAATTCCTGGAGCAAGAGCTGGATAAAATGTTGATGCTGAGTTAGTATTAACAATTGTAACATCCCGAGTTGTAGTTGATGCGCCAGAAACATTAGAATAATTTGACGTTCCCGCTACCGAAATATCATATGTTCTTGAAGGTATGTCTAATGCGAATGAAGAAATTCCAGAGATATCAATATTATACAGTCCAGATAATCTGGCTGCATCTACTGTACCACCTACTATATTTTCTGCAAATGGTAAATAGATTGCAGTCTGAGCAATACCAAGAATATTGATATCATAATTTCCAGAAAGTCTATCTGGAGATATAATACCATCTAATATATTTTCCGCATTTTGTAAATTTTCGGCTGTTGTAACGCCAATATAATATCTACCAGAAAGTCTTTCTGTACTTATTGTTCCTGTTAATATATTCTTCGCATCCGTTAAGGTGATTGCATATCCTGCTGTTCCTTCCAAATCACCAACGAATAATTCCGAGGTAATCGTAGTCGCTCCAACAATACCACTATTTTCTAAGTTTAAATTATCACCAGTTGCTAATTCTTCAATCCTACTTGTAGTAGAATTAGCTATAAGTGGATATCTATCAGACATTATGTATATGAATTGATTTATGTTCTTAAGATATTTATCAACTTTATAAACCCAATATTATTCCGTTTCATATGAAGTAAAGTCAATTCTCTCCAACTCATCAATATCTTGTTCTAAAGTTGAAATATTTTCAGTTAATCCACCAATTCCTTGAAGAACTGACCAAGCTTCCAGTTGTTTTCTGTCTCTATCTCTACGAAGTGCATTCGTAGACCCAATTAATGGTTCCAAAATTGGAGAATTTTGAGCCAAAATAACAGTTAGAGTTGATAATGCATCATCAATATTTTGTTGCAATTGATTACAAGAAACTCCATCAGTAGCAATACCTATATTACTCGTATAAGCCAATCCAACAGCAGAATATTGAGTAGTAGAACCAATTCCTGTTGTAATGATACTAGTAGTGATAGCTACTGTTCCTTCAGGAGCAATGGACGATGCACATCCAATTAACAATATATCAGAACAATCTCTAAATATTGGCCAGGAAAATGTACCAAAATAAAATTCAGCTCTACCTGCTCCAACGGAAGGTTCTGGATTTACTATAGCCGAAATTGATTCGTCAAAATAAGACTGACTTGGACTCCAAGTTTGAGTTGGAGTTGGACTTCCAGAAGAATCTAAATATGCGCTATATCCTACACCTAAAGTTTCCGAAGAAACCACTCCAATTGATAGTGGTTCAAACGGATTTTGAGTATAATCAAAATCAAGTTGAACCGTATTTTGTCGTATTGCGGAAAAATTTGTATTTTCGGTAGAGGTATTGGCCACCGTAGAAATAAAAATTGCGGGATACTTCGCAACAATTCCAACAGTAAACTCTGCCTCACTAATATTCTGTGAAGCTGGAGAATCTAAAATTAAACTATTGCATTGTAATGAACTCGTGGAATATCCACCAATGGTGTTTAAATAAGTGATGTTAACCGAAGTTGTTCCAAATCCAACAATTGAAGAATTAATTAAATTTTGGTATTGAAATCTCATACCTGTAATAATGCCCACGGACGAGACTCCAGAACCATAATGTTGAAAAATGGTTGAGCCAGAAGAAATTCCACCAACTAAAGTGGTCACGAGACCCACTCGTTCGGTTACTCCAAAACCAATAACAGTAGGCAAGGGTATTATTGGAATAGCACTAGGAGTTCCTAAGGTATCTACAATTAAATCTCCAGTAGAGATATTATTAATCAGATTTTCATTGAAAGTTACGGCAATTACATTGCTATTAGTATCAATTGCTCCAGAAAATCCAGCTACAATATTTGACCCGTATTCTCTGTCCAATGGTTTTTTATAATATTTGATTCCTCTATATGGAATATAAGAATAGGTATTGATATTCTTTTTAACCTCATACTTATAATATGTTAAACTCTCTGTTGGACTAACCGAAAACTCAGAATTCGGTGCCCAAGATTCAATAAAAACCCAAACTAAATCACTTCTACAGCCCGCAGAAATTCGTGCATCGTATGCAAGCTTTACTTGCACAATGTAATCGTTAATAATTTTTATTGTCTTCTTAGCATCTTCATCAATTTTACTGACTAAATTTGTATACTTATCTAAGTCTATATCCAACAGAGTTAACCTACTAATAAGAGAATCTCTTTGATTTCTCTTGTTTAGTAGCTCCTGCTGTAAATTAGCTATAATTTCCTTAGATGAAGACATTATATCATTTCCTCACTTGTGTATTCAACTTCTAACTTATTTACATCAATTCTCTCAGCATACACTATGTAACTACAATCTATTGAATTAAATGAATGATTTGAAATAACTATAGAATTATTATTGCGTTCCATACCCAAAACATATAATTTTTGAAATTTATTGTGTGATGTTAGATGAACGGTTATAGTATCATAATTTACCAATCCTCGCCAATACTCAGGAAGGTCAATTACATCATTTCCCAATAATCTTCCTCTACAATATACCCCAATTTCTGGTCCTTCCAAACAGGCGTGTCTTAATCTCATTCCCGACTTATTTGGATGCGGAATATCAAATTTTTTAAATGGGGCAGCAACAGAGGAAAATGCTCCATATGCTGCAATAATTTTTGGAGTAGTTATAATTTGTGTGACATTCAATGGTCCATTTATATTAACTGGGCCATTAGCGATTGAATTTGAATTTGAGATATTTTGTGAATTCTTCAAATCCAATCCATTCTTAATTGCAATTGCATTTACTGTAATCGTTCCAGTAAAATTACTCACTGCTGCAACATTTAGATTTCCCAGAACATTTGTTACTCCATTTATATTTGAGATTCCTAATACTTCTAAAGATGCAGGAAGAGCCAATCCAGGAAGTGGTGGCCCAATCATACAAGTAGCTCTAGCAACTCCAATTTGCGGTGTTGCTCCAATATAAACTGGTCCATTTAAAACCACAGTTCCAGGAGTCACTCTAGAAGTTCCAGTTAAAAATGAGGTATCAACTTGACCAACAACTAATTTGTCACCAACATTGGCGATTGAAGCAATATGGGCCATTTAACTCAATGTACCATTCTGAAAGAATTTCTTAAGAGATTGCAATCCACTTAAGATTTGACCAAAAAAACTACCCTGCAATAAATCCGTCGCACTAGAATCTGCATTTAGAATTTGTGCAGATGAAGATTTGGTTCCAGCCAAAGTTTCTAGATTTCCAGTAGCAGTTACTGTAATATTTGTACCATTTTCTTTAATGTATGGAGCACGAATATCAATAATTTTTCCAGAATTAATGGTAATTTCACCACTTCCATCTTCAGCAACAATACGAATATTTCTAGCTTTCAGTATAATATCACCATTTTGAGCTTCTAGATGAAGATTTCCATTCTCTACAAGAATCACCTTACCAGGCTCTCCCACATTACATTGTTTGCCTACATATTCACACGAAGTACTTGGAACAACTTCAATTCTCTTCCCATCTTTCTGCATCAATTGAACATTCCCACCATCAGTGGTCAAGCCATATTCTATAACATTTCCATCTTGTGAAACATTACTATAAACTTTAGCTGCAGCTAGAGTTTCAATATCATAACCTTCATTATTCTGCGTCATACACAATCCACCACATCTATAACTCCGAGTTGATTTAATATAATTCCAGGAGTATTAGTTTTTGGAATATATTGTAAGACAGGATAGAATTCAAGTCCTTCTCCAGTCTTACTATCTATACCATAATTAGGAATCTCCGTAAATTCTTTGGTATTAGGTATAGAAGTTACTCCAACAATTGCACCAATTGGACTTACAATTGGAGTAACTGAAACACCACCAATATCAATTACGTCTCCAGAAGTATATCCAATTCCAGGAGATATAATCACAACTGAAGTTATAATTCCAACAGGAGATGAAAATTCTGCTGAATTTGGAGGAAAATACGTAGAGACTCCCAATAGTGGAGGCTTAGTTAAAGTAGGTTGTACTATTGGAGAAAGTTTATCGTTAATTAAGATTTTCGCTCTTGCAACAATATTTTGGTCAGAATCCAATAGGTCAAATACAAGTTCCTCCAACTGCTCATTTAGAGTATCTTGTGAAATTGTTATGGGAACAATTGCTTGATTATTAAAAATTAAAACATTCCCAACTAAATCATTAACTACATCATCACTTGAAATATCTCCTCCCAATGAATATGTTAATATAGTTCCATCTAAAACATTTTCTGTAAATATTGAAAATTCACAAGTTTCTCCTTCATATAAAGAATACCGATTTGGAATAATTACATAGTACGGAATCCGAATAATATTGTTTAAATTGGTCTCACAATACCCTGAACCCGCAGAAGTAAGGTAAATTTGAGATATTTTTCCATTTTCAAGAATAGCATTTGCCTTTGCACCTGAACCATAATTAGTGTTATCAATAATGTTAATATTTGGTAGGACTGAATATCCGTAACCAGAATTGATAAGCTCTATAGATAAAATTGACCCATTTGTTCCCACTACAGGAATTGCATAGGCACCAAATCCATCTCCATAAATTTCTACCTCAGGAGGCAAACAATTTACGTATAGAGTATTATTGCTTACTAAATCTGACTGAGATTGTGGAGAATTTACTCTCTGATAACATTCGTTGAAAAGTCCCGCATCAGAACCATACCCATATATGGATAGTGAATTTATAGATACATTCAGATTTTCACCGAATCCATCAATAATGTTCATCTTACTCACTACTCGGTTCCAATTATCATATTGACCTGCACTAGGCCCAGAATTCAAGGACCATTCAGATGGAGCTTCGCACTTTAAATTATCACATCCAATTAAGTTAAAAATCTGAGTTGCAATTGAACTCGCTTGAGATAATATACTAGAAATCTGAGATGCTCCACTCATTAACCAATCCAATCCACTCACAACAGGACCTAACAGTTCATCAATGATACTTAAGACTTGACTTAAAATTGCTGCAATAAATTCTTCAATTGCACATAATGGAGCATTTATAACATTTCCAACCAATCTGCTGAGTAAATCTTCAATAAACGGTGAAGCAATATCTAGAATATTCTCAAATAAACAGAAGATAATATTGATAATATTTTTTGCCGCCTCACCAACAATTGGTTGTTGAGGAATGGGAACTACTAGTCCAACAAATTGTGAAAATAGATTTCCCACAATTTTCATCAAAACATTTCTCATATTATTGATAAGAAACTTCATTGCTCCAACAATAATTCTGGTAGTATTCCGAATTTCATTTTGAATATCTACAAAAACATTCAAAACTGGGTCAATATAAGTATTCAAATAACTCTGAAGCCCTGTAACTGTTGCAATAAAATTTTGAATTGCAGATGTAATTTTTCCAATGATATTATCATTGCAGCCATTCTCCGAGAGTATCTTTTTTGACCCCACAGTAGCATATGCTACCTGTAGAGCCTTATCATTTGGAAAGAATTTATCTGAGGCATTCTTAACATTTGATACAGTTGATGAAATGGGAGAATTGGTATTTGAACTAATACCAGAAGCTGGATTGGGCGGAGAAAGTTGTGTACTTACATTGAGTTGTTTAGTAGGACCTTGAGTAATTCGGGAATTCGCTCCAGTTCCAGGGAATGGTTTAAACGCAATATCATCTATTGGAAAATTTTGAACATTTGAATTACGATATAAAACTCCAGAAATTACGGGTTGTTGAGCATCGTCACCATCTAGAAAAAATCCAAATACTGTTTCTCCTCCAACTAACTTATGTGTCTTTCCATATCCACCCTGAGCATTCCCATCAGTTGGTCCCATCATAATATGTGCCCAAGGCAAATCATTATCTGAAAGCTCATTTCTATCATAAGTATGATATCCAATGATTCTCACTTTACATCTAGCAGCCCAGGCTTTCTCATTCTCTACGAAATTGATACTAACTTTACTTGGAATATCCCAAACTTCTGGTGGTGCTACTTGTCCTAACCACCAAATAAATCCATCCTTACCTAGAAAGTTTGATTTAAATAAAGTCTCTTCAATCATAATTACACATCATATTGTCTGCATTCTGGAGCTTCTGGATTACTATCGCAGTAAATTTCAAGTGAACTCGGCACATCAACAGCATCTGGATGATGAGTTTGATACGTTACCAGTTCATCCAAATAGTTTTCTAAATATCTTCGTCTTTGACTACCTAGATTGGATGATTCTAAGGTAATTGTAATTTCGGAAATTGCGTGTTGAATTTTCATAGTTAATTAGTGTTAGATGAGCCATATAGACCATAGCTATCTCGTATTAGTTTTAAACTAGTTAGGCACATAGCAGGTTCAATGTGATGTCTAAGTTCCTTAATGAGATAATTTCCACTTTGTTGGTCGTCAGCCTCGAATTTATCTCCAATTTGGATTCGTGGAAATTCGGCATAAATTATATTACCAACAGTCAAATTTATATTCATTGGAACTGTCATATTTAGTGATTGAGTAAATAATAAATTATATCTAGATATGGATTTGGACATATCTGCAATGTCTCTCATAGGAGTGGTATCAGTAATTCCATCAGTTGTACTAGAATTATCCATCACTCCAATATCAGAAGTCCGAACCATAATTCTTGAAATTGAATCTCCAAGACCATCGGATAATGCAACATTTGCATCCTGACCTAAAATTGAAGAATTTTTCAATTCGGTTTTCAAATTATACTTATATATTGAAAATTGATTTGAGTATAGATTGTAGAAATATGTAGCATTAGAATACATACCCACTCGTAAATTTTTAAGCAAGTCTGTATTTTTATCAAATCCATAGCTCAGAATTCTATATTCATTTAGTGGAGAATTTGCAGTTGTAATCTGAGAATAGTAATATTTGTAGATAATCTTTGAATTTGACGTTCCTGGTTGAGTGTTTTTAACTAATCCTTCTACACTCTTAAAATTAAATCCATCTTTATTTTCATAAAATAAAAATCCAGCAACACCCTTTGCTGCTCCAGATAAACTGTCACCACTAGTATTTGTAGCCGAAGTTCCTTGAGGAATAGACTTTGGGCCTAACCAAGTTAAAATATGAAATGGTTTCTTCTGATTACTAATGAACGAATAGCTATTTGCAGTCTTTTCAATATTCTCTTCTAAATAACGAGAAGTTTTCAATACATCTTTAAGTATTGACGTTACAGATTGGTCTATAGTTCCATCATATCTTCGTCTACATCTAATAGTTTCATTCGTAATTCCCTCTCTTGAAATGAGATTGAGTGCAAATGTTTCTGCATTGGTATCTTGTGAGATATTGGAAACCTTATATACATACAACGAACGGTCTCCTTGACAATCAAACTCACCAAATGGAGTTTCTATCAATAATTCCACCGATTCTCCTCCACGAATAGGAAGAGTGTTCAACATTGAAGTTGAACATAGTATTCTAGCAGTTATGGTAATTGCTGGAGACAGTAAATCCTCATAATAATCTAAAAATAGGAGTGAAGACGACCCCATTAAATCTACAGTAATGCCACCGTCTAATGTGGTTATTGTAAATAACTTCGGTTCAAATGAGGTTACTGAATCAGACATTTATGTGGAAGATAGGCTTGTGAGCAAAATACTTTTCATCACACTATTTAACACCTGAGCACCACCGTCCGCTACTACAACTACAGAATCTCCAGAACCACCACCCCCACCTACTGGAACAATAGCAGGAGCAGACCTACCTCCACCACCACTTGTAGCAGATATGATAGACTGTTTCTCTATAATGTAAGTCTTTCCTTCCGAGTATATCGGATACTTTTCTATTTTAGGAAGTGGTCTAGGCGCAGAAGCCATCACATTTTGTGGTAATATTGAAGATTGTAGCTGATTTGAAGTTGATTTGATAGGTGTTGACCTAACAGGTTGACTTCTTGAAGCTGGCTGTGATGAAGCAACAGTTGGAGGTTTCTGTGATTCATTCATTTTGGGAAGATGAATATCAACTCCTGCTCCTTGAGTTTTATTTTCCTTATTATTCTTATCACTATTTTGCTTCGCCTTATCCTTAGCTAAAGGAGAAGGTAATCTTATTGCACTTCCTCCAGGACCAATCCCTGCGTTTAGCGGATTTATAGCAGAGTTACCCTTAATCACTTCAAAGTGTAAATGTGTGGCACGTCCTGCAGGAACTAACTTAGCTATTTGTTGGCCACCATATACTATATCACCAACTCCTACAAGAGGAGTTATATGAAAATATCTAGTTCTTGTTCCATCTCCGTGATCTATTGCCATTCCTGTGTCATGACCTTTTCCTGTAATATAAATAACTTTTCCTGTTTTATATGCAACAACAGGAGCATCTAGAGCACCTTTCTGATTCGTCATATCCAAACCTTGATGTGGCCCGTGCCATCTAGGAGCACCAAAAGCCTGCCCCTTACCTACTATTCCATTAGTTCCAACATCTCCCCCAGGAAGAGGAAAAAATGTAGTTCCATCAACTGGACCACCATAACCCTCTTCAGGAGAAATTTCTGGGTCTTCTGGGTATTCTGCAGGCTCATCATATGGATTATTCTCATCTACTCCCATAAGTGAGCCAATATTTTCGACAAAATCCACAAATTTAGAAACAGATTGCTCAAAATTTTTCAGTATCATATCAAATGAATTGTCCATGATACTTGTGGACGAAGTTCTATTGAGTTTAGATCTACTTGCATTCTGAAGTTTTTCTTTCTGCTTCTGTTCTACTCTTCCAGCTCCAGATATAGAATCATAGATTCTATCACCAGTCCATCCTCCTAGAAACCCTCCCGCAGTTCCTAATGCGGCACCTAATACAAAGCCTAAGCCTGGAACTGGAACTAACGCCTGTCCAATAGCACCCGCAAGTAGAGTTCCTGCAAGTCCACCCGCAACTCCCCCTACTAATGACCCAGCAGCACCAGAACCAGCTTTTCCAACACTTTCTCCTGAAGAAATTCCCTGGGCAAAATCAATGCCCGCAAATAATGTATTAATGATTCCTAAGCCGCGAATTCCACCAAGCTTAAGTTTGTTTCCAGTTAATTTTGGTTTAGGTTGCGCCCCGCCAGATTTTGGTGGCTTTCCTATTTTCTCACCTTTACCTGGGAAAAATCCAGAAATAAGTCCACCAATATCTAATGCACCATTAAATAAACTGGATAATAATCCTCCAATAGACCCAAAGGTATTCACAATATTCAAATTACCAAGCTCTTTCACCTTCCTCTTACTTGGAAGTTTAACTTGCTCTAACTCAATCTTACGAATACTCAAAAATGAAGAGAAATCATCAAAATCCTTCTGCATTTTAGGTAAGACTCCCTTAGAACTTACACCGAAGTTTACAATATTATTTGCAGCAGAACCTAAAAGAGAAGAAGTAATAGCCATTATCCGTCAACTATATTATACACAATGCGAGAATACATTGTTAGAAAATTATCTGGATTTCCAGTTGGTAATGCTGGTAAGTCTAGAGTTCCACCATCATCATTTGAAGGAGGACTGACAATTCCTCCAGGACTGGCCTGAGACTGTTCTTGACCTCCACCAATGTTGACCACATTAGGGGGTAGTGTAATGGTTGTAGGTGTCTGCTGAGCTGGCTTAGAGATAGTTTGGGCTCTTGCGGCTTGTCTAGTTGCTGTTGATTTTGGAGTGGTTATTGCTGAAGTTTGAGTTGCTGTTGATTTTGGAGTGGTTATTGTTGAAGTTTGAGTTGGAGTTGGTATTGTTGAAGTTTGAGTAACTTTTCCAGTTGGTTGTGAACCTAAGGTTCCTACTGGACCAGTAAAGTTATAAAAATAATTTCCACCAGCTCTGATATTAACGTCTCCTGGTTTTGCAATAGATTTGGCTCCAAAATTTAAAGCACCCTTAACATTTTTTCTTGAGGCTTCCAAATACTTAGGGTCATTCAATATTGTTCCGGCAACATTAGGTGAACCTCCACCAAGAATTTTCTGAAGTCTATTGAATCCATCTGGTTTTTCTGCCTCTTGCTGCAGATATTTAAATTTTTCATTCGGAGTGTTTCCAGGTATTTTTGATGCAATTGGACCATATTTTGCTCTAGCATCTGGGTCTTTGCTGTTTCCAAAAATTGCAGCAGAAATTGGAGAAAATTGGTCAAATCCAGATAAAACTCCTGCTAACCCTTTACCATATTTTCCAGATGCTGAACGATTTAGCATTACTTGCAACGCATCGGCAGCATTTTCTGGAGAAGACGCCTCCATAGATGCGACAAATGCTGCTAGTTTTTCATCTCTTGGAGCAGAACTTACTGCGGTTAACTCACCTTCACCACTAGGACTAGGACCTCTACCCTTGCTTCTACTCCCAGAACCACCTCCACCTCTACTATTAGAAGAAGATTTAGAACCTTTTATCAGTCCTTCAATTGCAGATGAGAATTTATCAATAATACTCATCATAGAATTTACAAATCCTTCTGGTATACTTTGCTCTGATGGAGCAGCATCAACTCTTGAACTCAACAATTCATCCTGATATTGTTGAGCTTTAGCTGCTCCAGAAGACATCATACCTGCCGCTGTTGTTCCTGCGCCTAATAACCCAAGTCCAGCCATTGCCCCATAATTTGCTCCTCTGGAAACATTACGAACAGCAGAACCACCAGCTTTTTTTAGATTTGCTCCTGGAATATTTACATCAAGATTCAATCCTCCAGAATTTGGAGAAGCACTAGGAAGATTGGATAACTGCTTTACAATCTTTACAATAGTTTCACGTAAAACTTTGGCGATATCAAAAGTTTCAGTAAAAATTTCTCTCAAAGAGCGTAAACTATTACGAACTACTTCAATATTTTTCTTATTACCAAAATAATTGATAAATTCAATATTAGTTTTATACGAATCTAAAGATTTTCTTAAGCTTGTGCTCTGTATCTGAGAAACTGGTGAATTTGAACTTACAACAGAATTGAGAGATTTACCAGAAGACGCTCCAGATTCAAGTGTAGCTAGTCTAGACTCAAGTTCTTTTCTTAGATTTTGAATTTGCCCGTCATAATCATTTTTTGTAAAATTTACTGCAGTCTGCAAAGTACTATCTACTTGACTGAGTATATTCTTAGAAATATTTGATATTAATTGACTAAGATTACTGGAAGAAGCGGATACTCCTGACCTAGAAAAATTAACTATCTTATTTGCCGCATCTTCAACACTAGATGAAGAATTTTGACCCAACATAAATCTACCAAAGTCACCAGAAGATGACTTCTTATTGATAATATTATTCGGATTTAATGTGCTTGTAAGCATTTGAATTTACTTTTTGTTGGATTCATCTTCTATATGTTGCTCTAGAAGTCCTAAATATATCTCTCTTTCCCAGGGAACAATATCATCAAGTTCACTAATTGGCCATTTGTGAAACTGTCTCACAGCAAAATTAATCTTAAACACACTTTCAAGGTCAATATAACTCATACTCAAGTAAAAAAACTGGTCAGTCCCTTTAACTGAACTGCATTTTTAACTTTAGTTTTGGGATTCACTACCTCAAACTCATAGGAAAGAACAGGCATTGTTTGAAAAAAGTTTTCAATGGCTGAAAACTGACTATTCGTCATAGTTTCAATGTAATCCATCAGTTCCTTCTTTGAACAATCCTTGGCGCTCCAGCTCTCATCTTCACTGAAAACTACGTCCATACAAGAGGATATAATTTCAAGAGACCTATCAATATTTGCAACTGAATTTTCCTGAGTAAATTCAAAATTGTTGTTTATAAATTCTTCTAATGAGGGATATTTCATTCTCAATATTAAATCCGAACCCAAAGATATATCTTGAGTATGATTAGGATTTTTTACAACCTGAATTTGGTCGATAAAAATTGTGACTGGAACTTGAGTTTCACCATCATCTGCACAAGTTACAATCAAATCAATACTTTCACCAACAGACTTACCTCTCACATTTAGAAAAATATATTCAATATCAAATGTTGGAAGTTCTTCAACTTTTATATTCCGAGTTAGAATACAAGCTTTCAGAATTTGCTTAATAGCAGAAGTAATTTGCTTCACATCCTTACTCTCTAATGCAATTAAAAGAATTTTCTCTTCTTTCACTAGAAATGGACGATATTTTATACTTTTTCCAGTAGACGGAAGCTCTAATGAAAACTCTTGAGTCACAATTTTTGGTAAAGGCACTTTAATAATCTAATACACTTACGTTATTTATTAAGGTGGTAGCTCCCGTCGATTTCTCTCAATCACATATCTAGAATATTTAAATTCAATAATAGATTTTGTTACTATACTACCTTGATATGTAACAGGTATAGATGCAATATTTGATGGAAATGCATCAATCATACGATATGTAATGGAAGTTTGCCTATTTGCGCCCGTTCCTAATATACCCAGAGACTTAGACTTATCTATGAAAAAATCTCGTTCAAACTTAGTTACCGAAATGATTCTTTTATATTCATTTGGGTATCTTAATCTGAAAAAATCTGACCTATTCTTAGCACCCCCATATCCAGACCCAATAGAATTAGGAGTTGCCTCGCCAGCAGAAGTATAAATTGGATTGATAAAATTCATCCACTCTTCAAATAGCCGAATCATACGATATTCACTATCTACATAAAACTCCATACTAAATGGAGGAAACTCTCTTCTTGCTGGAAACGTCTCCTTAACTCCCTGACGACTTCCAATTTCATCAAATGTATTAAATGCTGCTCCAGGAAGACTGGTATCCGAGCACATAAAGTCATATGATGTAACTTTATCCGAATTATCTAATAATCCATCTTTCGCTAACCAACTCTCCAAATCGGAGATTCCATTTGGAGATAAATGTAGAGAAACTTTAAATTGACTGGTGACGGAAATTTCACCAATCATATCCAATGCCGATTTCAACAGAGCACGGTCAGACCTAACCTTCCCAGAAATTGGTGTATAAAATAATCCAACTGAAGGTTGTCCTGAACTTACCAACTGGTCTTTTTGAGCGGGCATCTAAATACTATGAAGCTTCTTTATATTTATGGTGTCTTATCGTCAGGGTAAATTTAAACCCAAGAATCCAGATAAGTATGGTGGAGACCCAACAAATATAGTTTTTAGAAGTTCATATGAACTTAAGATGTTTGAATACTGTGATTTAACAGAAAGTGTTAAATCTTGGGGAAGTGAAGAAAAATTTATAGTCTATCTTGACCCAGTATCTGGAAAATATAAGAGATACTTTCCCGACATTTTTATGAAATATATAGACGCAGAAGGAAAACTAAAGAAATTGGTAGTAGAAATTAAGCCAAAAAAAGATTTGATTGAGCCAGAAAAAAATCCAAAACGAAAAACTAAATCTTGGGTATATCAAGTTCAAATGTGGGCAAGAAATCAGGCAAAATGGTCTGCGGCAAAAGAATGGTGTAAACATAATGACCACGAATTCAGAATTTTCAGCGAATATCAGTTGGGAATAAAATGAACATCTACGAAGAAATACGAAAAAGTGCAGGGAAATCTGGGTATAAGTCGTCGGATTGGTATACCAATTCTCTAATGAATTCTCTAAAAGACTATCAGAAAAAGAATATCAATCAAGCAGACACCTTCTTTATTGACCCAGGAGACTTCGTATTTTTTCTATACTCAGCAAAATACCCACAAAAATATAAATTTTGGGACCAACATCCATTGGTCTATATTATAGAAATTAATCCAAGACAAGGAATATTCCTAGGGTCCAATGTTCACTATTTAAATCCAAGCTATCGCAAGGGAGTAGCTGAATCATACCTAAATAAGAAAGGCCAAGTTAATGCTCCAAGAAAAACTTTGAAGAATTATCTCTTCGGAAATGTAATTACTGATTTCTTCAAAGTTCCAGACAATCAATGGGGAGATATTTCACTACTACCAACTGAAAAATTTGTAAATTCTTTAGGACAATCTGTTCCAAAATATAAAGTATGGGATTACCCAGATAGCCTATCCTCACCATAAATGTCATATATCACGATAAACGAAAATTTTTATAGGTGCGAAACTTGTGGTCCTGGAGGATTGAAGCTTGCATTGCAATATGACCCAACAACGGGAGTGCATAGGCTTATTGAAAAAAATGCATTTGGTATAGGCCCTGCAGTGTTTTATCAAAATGGAACATATTATTCAGATGCAGTTCAAGACCCAAATCTATTCACAAATAAAGACCCTACTAAACTGACTCCAGCAGGACAGGAGCTAAGTGATAAAATACGAACAACAGTATATTCCACATATACAACTTTAGGTGGGCAGACTAAAGGTAATGTAACAGATGATAGTACAAAGCCACCCAATCAATCAGGTACACCAAAAGTTACAAATGCTGCAGTAGGCACTTCTCCTGGAATTGCGGGAAATGCTCCAGGATTATCAAATCCACCAGGACAAGGAAATTTAGTTGACATAATATCTCCACTAGAGCCTCTCAAACCATTCAACTATGCACAAAGCCCATCGTCAAGAAAACAAGAAATAATATCATATCCAGATGGATTGCTTAAAAATAATCAAGATACACTCAAAATTCAAGAAATAATTTATAAGCCACCCAATGAAAATCTATTCACTGGGACGACTACAAATATTAAAGATTTACTCAGTAAAGGATTAACTCGTGGAACTACAATTGCAGATACTGGAGCCACAATTTATCTACCTATTCCAAATAATGCTAGAGATAGTAATAATGTGAGTTGGGGAGATGATAATATGAATTCTACGACCGCTGCTGCTGCTTCATTGGTATCTCAAAAACCCGCAGACTTCACAGCAGGACTCGTAGGAGCAGAAGGACTTCAATCAATATTAAATCAAGCTGGACTTGGTGGATTAGCAGAATTAGCGGGAAGAATTCCACAGGCAGCAATGCTTGGTATGTTAGCAAGTAATGCAGTAGGAAGTAATGATGGCTTAAATCTACTCAAAACCTCTCTACAGTCATTAATTTTGAGTAAATATGGATTTGATGTTTCTCCAGAAAGCATACTCGCCAGAGGATTTGGAGTAGTGCCCAATACTAATTTACAACTACTATTTAATAATGTAACTCTCAGGTCATTTACTTTTCCATATATTATGAGTCCAAGAACTAAAGACGAATCCATAAAAGTGAATAAAATTCTAAGAGTATTTAAGCAAGGAATGGCCGCAAAAAAGAGAATAGCTCAAGCTGGAGGGCCTTCATTATTTCTAGGAACACCCAATGTATACAAATTGGAATATTTGACAACAGGAGGAAGCTCAATCAAAGGAATAAATAAATTTAAAATATGTGCGTTAACTTCATTTAATGTAAATTATACTCCAACAAATGAATGGTTAGCATATAATGAAGGACAACCAGCTTCCGTAATTATGGAATTAACCTTCAAAGAAATTGAGCCCATCTTTGATAATGATTATCAAGAAAATCCTGAACTAAAAGATTTGGCTTCTGTACCAGACGACCATATAGGATATTGATATGGCTTATTTTAAAGAGCTTCCAGCTATAAAAATTAAATCTCAAGTTATAGATAAAACTTCGTCAGAAGAATATGCTACAATTAAAAACTTCTGGAGAAGAGCTAAACTTCGTGAAGATATTGGAAATTTTAGTGATATTTTTGCGCCTTATCAAATTAGTGAAAACGAACGCCCAGACCAAATTGCGGAGAAGTTCTATGGAGATTCGGAATTAGATTGGGTAATTCTAACCACCAATAATATTATAAATTTAAACAATGAATGGCCATTAGATAATAACACTCTATATGAGTATTTGTTGGAAAAATATGGAAGTGAATCTGCACTTCTAGCTACTCATCACGTAGAAACTAATGAACTCCGAGATAACTTTAACCGAATTGTATTACCAAAAGGTCTTCAAGTAGACCCAGCACAAAACATTCCTACATCCGTAACTACAGAAGATGGTAAGACTAGTTATGAATTAGATGCATATCCACCACAAGACAATTTAACGACAATTGAAATTAATTTAATTCAAGTTCTGCCCGTTCTTCAGAGAGAAGAAGGTATTGTTCTTTATCCCATTCCTGATATAAATATAGAAACATCAAAACTTAAAGTATATCCTAGAATAAATCCAATTATTGATGTGAATATAGATAATGATTTAGCAACATTCTGGCCATCTGGTTGGGGAGGGTCCTTTGAGGTATATGGTAGAGATGAAAACAAACTAATTATTGTGGAGGACTCCATCAATACCATATACAAAATTACATTAACGAATAGGCTATATGAAATTGTTGAAGTATTAGACCCCATTACTCAAAAAATGATTCCTACATTCCGATTCAGATACCTACCACCTAGCTAATATGATTGGACCATTACCAAACATTCAAATTGATTTTACCGTTGAAGATTTTGGAGTAAACATCTCTGGGTCTGGAGGTGCAAGCAGATATTCTGGATTAACTTCAGTAACAAATTATGACTATGAAGTACAAAAAAATGAGGGTAAGAGAACTATCCTCATTCTTAAGCCCGAATTTCTCGGAGTATTCATATCTGATTTAAAAAATGTAATGAAGTACGATAAATCTTCTCAATTTGAAGATAGCACAACAAAGAAAGTTTAACTTACATTGCAGCTAACTTTGAGAAATAATCCAGTGCTGAATCAGCATCCTCGTCATCCTCATCATCAGAAACTTTAGCTGAAGCGGACTTGTTTACAGAATCATATTCCTGTTGAATTTCTTCTTGAAGTTCAGAATCAACTTTCTTTCTAGAAGCAGGAGCAGAGGTATTACCTAATACTAGGTCCAATCTTTGTTGAAGTGTATCATAGTCCTTGAAGTTAGTTTCTGCAACCAACTCAGTAATATTATGAAGCTGAGAATAAATTTTCTTCAATTCTGCCTCATCTCCACCTAGAAGTTCAGTGGAGGGTGCAAATTCAGAACTATCATAATTCCAATAACCATCCTTCTTCAAAACTTTAAGCTTGAAGTCTGCACCAGTCCAAAAATCAAATGGATTTAATGGAGTTTCGTCTTGAAATTTAGGACGAAGTGCAGCATCAATCTTTTCAAAGATTTTTTTACCAAACTTATAGATTTTAACTGTTCCTTCATTTTCTGGAGAATCCGAGTCCTTAAGAACTAGAATATTTGCATAATAGGAGAGTTTACGCTTACGTTCTCTCACGATATTCTGTTTTTGCTTGTCCCCTGTTGCCCAATCTACGGAATTGTTCGCACAAATCGCACATTTGCGACCAATGCTTGTGGGACAATTTTCAATTAACCATTGGCCACCAGGACCCTGAAATGCGTGACTAAACATTTGCACGTATTCATCTTCCCAATCAGCTCCTGCTGGAAGAAAACGAATCACGGCATAGCCAGTTTCGGTTTTCTTGCTTAGAGTAGGTTTCCAGAATCTCTCGTCATCCCTAATTTCTCCCGAGCCACTATTTAGTTTTTCAACTTGTTTAATGAGCTTCTCAGTCAGTGAGCCCATTTTTGATTTCTTTTTAAGTTCTTGAAAGTTCATTGTGTTTAATGTTCGTATAAATTGTATATGGCCTGTTGGATTAGCTTTAAGTGGATTTCCTAGCCACGATATTATTTTAGTCTAAGGTTATCAATTTAGCAAGTTCTGTTATAGTCTTCTCAAGAGATTTAAATAAATCTTCAGTATTATCTTCTTCAATAATTCCAAGAATTTTAGCTTGTTTAATAATCAACTCCTTCACTTCTTTAGCTTCCTCGTCATCAGATAGTGTGAGCCTAAAGAAGAACAATTTCTGCTTCTCTAAAAATTCTTTCATTAAATTTATATATGCTACTCTAGTTTCTTTTGTCTCCATCGGAGACGTGAACATCTTCACTAACAATTCTTCCTGCATATCCGCCAATTCTACCATTGCAGCCGCGACTACTTCAGAGTCAAAAAACTTATTCACAAACAATTTCCCTCATAATTTCTAGGTATATATCTCTATTTATACTCAAAAATGGAGAGTATTTTTTAACTTTTAGACTTACTATCTCCCAAATTGGGTCAGTTAATATTTTATCATAGGAACTCACAAAATTTAATAGCTTATCAATAATAACTAAAGTTTCAAGTGATATTGCAGAGGAAATATATTTTCTGAGCAATGGAGAATGTTGGCCAGGTTCGCATTTCATAAATTCGTTTAGATTTCTATGAGAGATAAAAACCTCTAATTCAGTTTTAAACAAATAGGATAAACTCTGAATATTCCTTTTCCATTTTAAATATGTTTCCTCACCTTCCCGAATCAAGTCTGGAATATAAACACCCCTCGCATTTTGCGAATATGCAAAATTTGATACAAAGAAATCCTTTATTTCCTGTTCATTTTTCTGTCGGGAGAGCTTCTCGAAAAAATATCTGTCTTTTCTGACATTATAGGATTTGATAGATGCCCGAGTTTTCCAATTATATTTAAAAATATCATAACTGGGTTTAGTAAAGTGCTGCTTCACACATAAAAAGGCACAAAAAACCTCAAATGGAGTCATAGAACAGATTTTGTCTTTGTCTTTGTAGTTTTCTTCAGATAGTTCAGTTTATCAGCATTAAACTTGATTCGTTCTTTGAGTGGTTTAGAGATTAACTTTGGAACTGTCTCCAATTCAATACTATTATCATCACAATAAGCGATGATAGCTTCAATATAATCACAATGATTATCTCTCACATAAGTTTCAATATCTAAAGAAAATTTTTCTGAGGATAAGAATTTAGATTCAAGTACATTTTCTATCGCCGTGGTAGTATCAGTCATTTACATTTTCATTCACGTAGGTTTTGATATATTTTACCAGAAGCTTAATGTATTTTGCAAGGTCTTTTTCCTCGTAAATAATCAATTCTCCATTTTCACAAGACATAATGATGACCAATCTCTTAACCTCTATTCCCGTCATTTCCTTCAACATAAAGGCATAAGCACAACACTGAACAAAATAATGCTCTAACCAAGCTCTAGGCTTGGGTTTCACCGAAGTTTTATAATCGATGATTGCTAAATCTCCATCATATTCTGCAACCAAATCACAAGTTCCAGCGATACCGAGATAATCGCTATACATTGTTAACTCAATGCCGAGTATTCTTCCAATTCGGTCTAGAGCTGGCTTATTGAGTTTAAATAATTTAAGTGCTAGTTCTGTCGTTTCTGGAAATTCTATTCCTTGAAGATAACACTCATTTAATGTGTGTAAATTTGTACCTCTTGTAGTAGAGGCTTTGATAACTCTATCCGCCTCCACATTTCCAACTTTCTTTCTCCAGTTTACAAAAATATCACGATTGAAAAAACTTGTGACCGTAGTGACGGAAATATAAGTTTTATTCTCATCATCAGGTTTGAAGTATAATCTTTTCTCTCCAATATGCTTTCTCTCAAGCTTAGGTAACTCTAATGGACAATAATCAAATTTCATAATTTTAATCTTCCTTTAGTATATCCACACCGTATCTATTCGCCAACGACAATTAGGTTTTCTATAATACCATTATTGACCCAAATTCTCTTAGGGCGAAGTTTTGCTTTTTGACTTAGTTTTGTAATAGTTTCAGGTGAATGTTTTTTCCCATACATTGGATTATTTTTTCCACTAACATTGTGGTGGTTTCTACTTATCCGTTTTCTAGTCTCATAACTAAGTTTTTTCCCCAAATGTTTAGCTCTTATTTTTTCTTTAGTCTCATCCAACATACTTCTACCAATTAACCAAGGTTTGGGCTTCCCCCTAACTGCCTCACTCATTCGCTTCTTTGTTTCATCACTATGTAATTTACCGTACATTCCAGTTCTACGTTCCTTATGTAATTGTTTGGAACGTATAGAACATTTTTGTCGGTATTCCTTAGTTCTTTCCCACCCAAAAACCATATCTCCACCATCAGTTAAATTGTATCCATGTGGAACTTTACTATTATATTTTTTAATATAATACTGTTCCAACTCATACGCCTTTTCTATAGCATTAACATCTTCAATTAAATTAATATGAAAATTGCCCATACCATATTTTTTAATTGCTTTAGTTAAAAGAAATCCCCCTATAAGTATGTTGGCAAAATCTCTTGACAATATCAAATTTTGTCATCCCAACATAATGTTTTCTATTATTCAAATTAGTAATTAAGTAAATATTGTACACGTTAAAGATTTAAAGTTTCTTTAGCAATTAGGAATTCTTTAACTAGCCCAGACCTTACTATGTCATCAATACCGAACTCAATAATATCAAAAGAAGGCATAATTTGCAAAATTCTCATAAAGTCCACCGTACCCATTCTTTCGGTAACATTAGTTAAATCAGATTGAGCTGCATCTCCTGCAAATACAATCCTACAATTTTCACCTACTCTGGTGATGATGGAACATAATTCGTGAAAATTTAGGTTGGAGAATTCTTCAACAATTATCACACAATTATCAAAAGTTAATCCACGTAAAAATGATGTATTATAAAATTTAATTGACTTCTGATTTTTAAGATTATCATAAAGCATATCAAAGTCTGCATCATTTGAGAGCTTAAACATATACTTAACCATATTGCGATATGGTGTTTCAAAATATCCACTCTTTTCATCCGAACGGCCAGGCATAAAGCCAATTGAACGAGTTTGAACCAATGAACGAATAATGTATATCGTATCCTTCTCACTAAACTCATCAAATATTTCTTTTATAGCGTTGTATAGTGCTATAAAAGTTTTACCCGTTCCTGGTGTTCCATGTGCGACAAGATGTTTTCCTTTGGAATAACTATCAAAGAATCTTCTCTGGTTTTCCGTCATTGGGTCTATATCTAACAAAAAGTCTTTACCAATTGCTGGTTTTCTTTTTGCAGATTTTGTAACTAAAGTATTCGTACCATATGGTACTTGAGAACTAGAAGATTTTCTACGAGCCATATGAGTTTAGAGTGGTTTTACGATTGAGCCTGGAACAGTTCCAGCTTTCTTTAGGACCTCATTCCAGGAAGGATGATTGGAGGATAGCTTATCCTGCCAAAATCCTGCTTCTCCTGGGCTTGCGCAGCCTTGGCTCCAATCTCTATCCCAACCATTCTTGAAATTTTCCGATTTCCATTTCTCCCAATCTGAAATGGTCATCTCCAATTCCTGAGTTTCTCCTGTCGCTTTATTGATAACTGGGTATATCGGCAAAATCTTATCTCCTAATTTGTAATATGGTATTCAGTCAAACCAACTTCCTTTTAAGGTTTTATAAGATTGTCTTAAAGTTTTATGTAGTTGTTTGACCTGTGTGTAAGCTTCCTCCGTAGTCATTTTTCCATTACTTGCAAGTGCGGAAATATATCCTACGTGAGTTGCAAAAATAGAAAGATTATTTTGAGATGCGATATCTAAAAAGTCACCATTTCCACTCGGAACACTAAAAATGAATTTTTCAATTTCATTTTTTTTATTTAGTTCAGAATCATCCATAATATTTCAAGGAGATAATTTAGCTCTATGTAATCTCTTCGTTGCATAATACTCCCAAACATTCGGAGCCCAACGTTGAATATGAGGAGTAATTGCCTCAACTAAGGCTTGAATCTCCAATTGTGCGTCTAATTTAGCACGAAGGTCCATAAAGTGAAGAACAGAACGAAGATTAAAAGAGACTACAAAATTTTGACGAATTGCTTGAGGTAGATAATCTCTAGCGTGTTCCTCTGCTACTCCGTTCTTACGAAGAATGTCATAGCGCACACAAGCCTCGTAGATGTGTTCTAGTTCTCTTTTATAGTCTTCCTCTGTCCAATCGTACTTAGCACCCTTACGGTTGACGTAGAAGCCTGGTGGGCGCACATAAAATACATCCTCGGGAGTAAGTTCTCCTGTAACTACTCTTTGAACTCTTCTGCCCGTATATCGTTGACTTTGAACATCGAAACTAACTGAAATGCGATGAGTTCTTGCTTGAACCATTACATTATGAACAAATCCAGAAGTAGATATAGTAAGTCCTGGATGTTCTAGGGGTCCCCAATGATGGCGGTCATTGGCCAACAGATTATCAACTATCCATTTACCACATTCACTAGGAGATGGAGGCTGAACCTCGTGAATTGGAATCTCTGAGTAATCACCTTTCGCTGCCTGCCAAACTACTTGTTCTGGAATCGGATAACACTGTAGTAATACTACCTGAAGTCTTGGGTCTAATTGCAATAATTCTGATGCTGTGGTGGGTCTCATTTTTTTCCAAATCCTCTATATTGTGTGGCTTCAATTTGTGAAATATGTGATTTCAAAATTCTAATTTGAGAATTCATTTCATCAATCTTCTCTTCGGCAAATAAGTGTTGGTTCTTCATTAGTCTATTCATTAACTTCAATAGCTTCTTCGCTCTAGTCGTTATCATTCCTCATCCTCAAATACTTCATCATAATCCGTCAGTTCTCTCGGAACAAGTTGTATAGGTACGATTGATTCCTCTAGTTCAATGCGCTCAATTGCTAATTCAATCTGTAATTTGAGTTCGTGTACAGTTTGTTCAGCAACTCTAACAAGATTAAGAATGGTTTCTCTATTTTTCATACCTTTAGCTCATCAATCTTAAGTATAGAATGAACCTAATCATAAGTCAACATTAAAAAAGGACCTTCTCGGTCCTCATTATTATCTTCTTTTTTTATTTGCTAGTTTTGGAATATAATTAAATGTCTTGGGAGAAATATTCCCACTTGTCCAATCTATTCCATTCACATTCTTATACTTATCATAATAATGGTCAAAAACCTCAACTAGAAATCCCTGAACAATATCATACTTCAACTCATCATCTATTTTATAAGAGACCAAATAACTATCACTAGGTAATTCCTTACTTTCTGCAGCTATGGGGTCGCAATCACAAGTCAACACAATCACCTATTCACCTCCCAAACAATATCTGGATATGCTTCTGAAACTAATTCTTTCGTAATATGATACTTATCCGTAAGCCTCTTATCTTTAACCAGGCACATAATTTCAGCATCCAGTGGATGAATTCCCTGAAGCATTTCAATAAACATACTTTCTCTTCTGAGTGAAGTTATATTTGAATTTCCAGGAACACCAGAAGAAGACATCACAAAATTAATAAACTTTTCATACTCCTTTCTTAAAGTACTATGCCCAGTTCGGATTTTTTCAGTATAGCCCACGGAATTATTATCATAAAATTCCATCTTCTCAACTTCTTTCTGAATCGTTTGAGAAACTGTTCCAGTTTTTACCATATCCTCACCCACAGTAGAATATGGAACCTCACCTGAAGGAAGCATAGAAAGTACATTATTATCAAAATTCCAAATAAAGATGGTCTTCAGTGAATCGTGCTCATTTTCCTTCAGAATTTTAATCTTAGTTTCAGAATCTGGAACGCGATTTATGAGTTGTAAAATCTCAAAAACAAAAGGATTTCTTGGAAGACTCAAATCAATCGGCTCAGAAGAAGCGACCTGAACAACTTTTGGTTTAGTTGCTGTAGTTCTTGTGGGAACTTTAGTTGTTCTCGGTTTAGTAGTTCTTTTAGCTGGTGTTGCTTTAACAATAGTATCTGTTGAATTTGTCATATCAAAATAAAAGTTTTATATATGTAGGCAATTATCATTCATTAACTGGTGTTCCATCTTCATCGGAATCATCATCTTCAAATAAAGATTTATACTCATCATTAAAATCTTCATACATTCCAGGATGAATTGTAAGTGCAAGAACTTCATCTGGAACAAGGTCTCCATTACTATCAAAAAATTCTGGATGCAATGGTTTAGCTTTGGGTATCATCATATTGTCTAAATATGATTTAATTGTCCATCCTAAACTCACTCCCACAAGTAAAAATAATATCATCAATATACTAAAGATTGTAAGTGCTATTGCTATCATTTTATCTCCTTGCTGTGGGGAAAATACTTAAACTTAGCTTAAGATTAAATTCTTTTCGGAATAATTTCAATGTTTTATCAAAATTATATGAAAATAATTTTGGATTAACTCTATTCGGAGAATGTAGTAAAACCTCGGTTCCGAGATTACGAGTATTCTCATTCATATTTAGGTTGCTCAAATTAAGTTATGTTGTTGTAGATACTTAATCGTATCTACACAACCCCCAATATTTTTATCATTAACCACTACTTGTGGGAAAGTACTACCTTTCCCAAATTTGGAAATAAATTCTTCCCGAGTAAAATTTGTTTCTAATTCTTCAATTATCACAGGAAATCCCTTCGTAATTGAAAGTTGTTCTAGTACTTGTTTAACTTTTTCACACCAGGGGCACAATCGTTTGCTATAAATTTTAAAGTTCATTATATTTTTCTAGGTCTATAGACTACCAATTCATCATCAGCAATGAATTTTTGCCATTCTATAATAGCGGATAGTCGTTCAGTTGTAAAGAAATCTTGTTGAAGATACCATTCTGACCAATAAGTGTGTCCTTTGTCTAGATTACAACTCTCACACGCACATATCAGGTTCGTAACTCTATCAGTTCCACCTTTAACTTTAGGTGTGATGTGGTCTAGAGTCAAATTTATATCACTTCCACAATACGCACACTTATTGCCCCAATGGTCTTTGATTAACTGTTTCCATAATTTCGTTGCTTGAGATGAAGATGTTGCATACAAATTAAAGAGATAGTCTTGAGGGCAATCGTAGAGTTTCATAGTATGAAACGAACTACATCTATTTATTTGAATATCTTATCCAAATGTTGGTGTAAGTTGAACCCATTGTACTGAATCTCCATCATTTACATAGCGATACGTGATTAATTTTGATGTACTGGTATCTGTCCACTCATCTCCAGCTAGAGGGTTTGATGGTTTTATATTAGAATAAGTATGCGTATAACCAATAGGACTAGAAGCTATAGACTCAGGAATTATTTCCCATTTGTTTGTTGTAATACTCCACTTCCATCTTGGAGATGAATTTGGGTCTTCTGGCCAAAATTGCTCAGAAACACTCATTTATAGTCCATCCTCTATCCAAAGTACAGTGTCTGGTGTGGAAGTATCCCACCAAATATATTTAGTAGCCCCATTCAGTTGAACTGGTGATGGCTCAGTATGCCCAATAAACACTGGAGATGAGGAAGTCACAATATTATCAATTTTAAGTTTATCCGTATTAGAAAGTAATCCACTTTGAGTCGTAGAAGCTATAGACGTAAGAGGTTGATAAGTTCCTAAACCAGTAATAGTAGAGGTTGGTTGAGTTCCAGTATGATTAGTTCGGTTTAGATAGAAGCTTGAAGCACTTAGTCCAATACCAGTTAGATTAGTACTAAGAGGTTGATAAGTTGTAGAGGCTATAGAGACACTTAAGTAAGTACTCAAACCAGTAATAGTAGAGGTTGGTTGAGTTCCAGTATGATTAGTTCGGTTTAGATAGAAGCTTGAAGCACTTAGTCCAATACCAGTTAGATTAGTACTAAGAGGTTGGTAAGTT